TATCCAAGGTCAAATAGAGTCTGCCTCATGGTAGCAGAGTCAGTAGCCCCTGCCTGCTCAAGGAGTTGCATAGAGTTCTGCATATATTCAGTAGCGTCTGTGAAGTTCTGTTGAAGTCTTCCAAACACCTTCTTCTGCATTTCTACCACATTCTGAATATAACCACCTAGAGTTACTTTAGAGCCTAAAACATCTCTTGTAGTATACTCATCAGCCATAGCTCTTGACACAGCCTCTGCGTTTTCTCTAATAGATTTAGCGTTTTCCGCAGCCTGCTTACGGTATTCATCATTGTATCCTGTAAGGAGTCCCTCAATACCGTCCATGAGGTTCTTACCTCCACCAAGTAGCAAGCTTGTAATAGCACCCAGTAAAGCACCGATAGCAGTACCGATACCAGGGAACACAGCTGTACCTAAAGAAGCTCCTGTGAATGTTGCTCCAGCTAAGCCAAGACCAGCTCCTGCTGTCTTAAGTCCTCCACCTACGGTAGCTCCTTCATGCCCTCCAATAGCTCTTTGCACAGGGTCTGCAATCATTTGAGCAACTAAGGAAGCAATAGCTCCTAGAGGAGAAGCTCCAAATGCCCCAACCTTTAGCCCAGCACTATTGAGGGCAGGAGTACCTGCTCTAGCAAGTAACTGTTGTAAGGCATTACCTTCTGAATTTGCAAGAAGTGAGGTTATAGGAGTTGTACTTAAAAGTCCTCCTCCAGCAATACCCCCAGCTCCAGAAGCTAGGTTGCCTAGTCCAAGTGCATTAGCAACAGAAACCATTTTCGCTGCTGAACCTAACACTTTACCTATCACACCAAAGATAGTCACAAGACCTAATAGGCTTGTAGTAAGTCCCGGATATTGTCCCATGAACTTAGCAATCTCAGTCATAAAGTTAAGGATATTAGTAAAGAATTTTAGGATTGAATTAAATCCGCTTTCTACAGAACCATGTCCAATGTACTTAAGAATATCCCTAATCATGGACACAACGGCTTTCACAAAGTCAGCCATTGCCTGAAACAGCTTCTTACCAGTATTTCCTGTGATACTCTTAAGAGCTCCTGTGAGAAGTTCCTGATAGATAGGCTGTAGCGACTTCTGCATATTCTGGAACACAGAAGAGAAGTTCTTCATGCCCTGCTCTAGCCGTCCTTTAGGTAAAGAGCCAATAGACTTAGTAACCGTGTCCGTAAGCATGTTGACCACAGAGAGCCACATTTTACCTACTTCTTCTACAAGGGTCTTAATAGTGTTAAAGTTAATCCGACCATTAAGCTGTTTAATCTTAGTCTCAAACCACTCAATAATCTTACCAAAGATATTGGCTACCTCACCTATGAAGTTACCAATCTTAACTCCATACTTCTCAGCCCCTACTTGGTTAGCATACTGGAATGTATTAAATAGGTTGTTATACTCCTTCATCAAGTCTTCAAAGAATTTTCTGACTTTCTGAATAAATAGGATTGTACGTCCAAGACCTCTAGGGTCTTCTCCATAGCCACTTACTCCCTGTTGGAAACCTAACTCAAGCCCCTTCTTGAAGTTACCAGAAGCTCCTCCATTGAGCATGTTGTTTGCTAGGTCTTTCACAGAGGATACTGCTGTAGCCATGGCTGTAAGTACCTGACCAGCATACTCTAGTCCTTTACTTACAATAGGTGTATCATTAATAAACAGACTAGCCAAGGACACAAGCTGTGTATAGAAGTCCAACAGACCTGTAAAGGCTCTATCAGCTCCACTCACAAGTGCTCCATTATTGACAGTCTTCTTGACCTCATCAATGATAAAGTTAATAAAGGTCAGGCTATTCTTAATCACAGAGCTGTTAGTTACCTGACTTATAATATCACCATAGAGGGCAATAAAGTTAGCTACTGTATCAAGAGCTCCATTGTCAAGCATGACTTGTCCTAGTGAGATAAACTTAGCCACAAGGCGCTCATACTGGTAAGCTACCTCAGAAAGTCCTCTACCGAGGTTCTGTGAAGTAGTCGCATTACCCATAGCTAGTAAAGCCTGTGTAATCTCATTTAGCCCTTGAGCTACTCTGCCTCCAGAAAATCCTCCCTCAACTCCGTTAAGGAATGTAGGCAGGCTTCCTTTAAGTTGCTCAGAGAAAGCTTTATTCCACTCAGAGAAGTAACCACGGATACCTGCAACAGCCTTCTGTGATTTCTCACCTACATACTGCCACACAGGGTCTGACTTCTCTACAAGAGCAGTAATATCTTTGATAAAGTCAACGATACTATCATATAACCCTTTCAAAGGACCTTCTGCTCCTACAGCACCACTAGCTTTCAAACCAATATTTTCAAGCAAGTTATCCCAAGCAAGCTTAGGTGTCTTGATAGTGTTTGTAAGGGATTGCAATGCGTCACTGTTACCTACTTCTGTAAGGACTTCCAAGTATTTCTCAAGAGACAAGTAACCTTTACGGATAGCCGTCTGCTTGTTCACAGGGTTGCCCTTATCATCTTGAAGATAGCCACGTTTAGCAAGCTCCTCATCAATCAATCGTGTTGCCACAGGGGACTGACGATACTGAATGATACGGAAGTCTTGCCAGTTCAACTTACCAGCTTGTAATGCGTCAGTAAGCTGTTTAGCTACCCCTGCAAAGTCATCAATAGGGTTTTTATTTGTAGCAACAAGACCAGCGATAGCCTTAGTCAACTTCACAGGGTCTTGTACTCCAAGGGCTGTAAAGTAACCAGTATTACGAAGCAAGTCAGCCCCGTTATAGGCAGTCGCCGCTCCATAGCGAGAGATTTCCTGAGCCACAGCCTCTGTAGTGGAACGGTCTTGTCCAAATGAAGCCATCTGTGTCTCATAGGTAACCATTGCGTCACCAAGCTCTTTGGTCTGCTGTACGATACTACGCACACCTCGGTTAATCGTCTGACCAATACGGTTGAAGATATTCTGGAAGCTATTCATGTGAATAACACCACGTCCAAGGTTAGATAACGCTGAGTTGAAATGGTTCACAAAGGTTTTACCTACCCTAGTACCAAGGTTACCTAAAGCAGTCAGAGTTTTCACAGCAGGTGCAGTAACAATCTTCCCGATTGTAAAGCCTTTCTGTAAAACATTCCTCACTGCGTTAATCTCTTTAAGCATTGACCCAAAGATACCCGTAGAGAAGCGTAGATTGCCTCCTAGCACCTTTCCAATAGCCAGAGCCCCAAGAGCCTTGCCTAGTGTTAAAGTCTTGCTAGAGAGCCCGTCAAGAGCTCCTCCGATGGTGTTAAGCTGAGTCCTTAGAGATTGGGAGTTAGACATAAATCGTCTAGCCCCCTCATTCATATTCTCTAGTGGGTCATTGCCATTACCTTTATCACCAGTGAGCTTTACTTTGACCTCTAGTGTAGGTGCTACTCTTTTCTTAAAAGCACTCCATTCACGCTGGAACTGTGCTGTAGAGAACCCTATATTAACCTTAAAAGAGGCAGACTTATTGCCTGCCCCTAGTTCCTTTTTGAGGAGGTTATTGACTTCGCCTACCTGTTTCTTTAGTCCATTAAGGAGCGACTGAACACGCTGTACGTCTTCTGCTCCTGTAATATTAACTCCGATAGTACGAACTACCATAACTTCTCCTTCTAATTATTAGGCTAAGTCTCCACTGTCCTTACGAACTTCGTAGAAATTGCCATTATCGTCCCGTGAGATTGTCAGTGTCAAGGACAGAGTAACTTCACTATCTGTACCGTATTCACGAGAGTTCTCTGTGATAAGAACGTTGTTAAATACGTAGTAGCGGTCATTACCTTTAGTATCCTTAACGTGTTGAGTCACACGGAAGTGTGTCTTGTCAAGACGTTTGTCATTTGCTACAATCAGCTCAACTTCACGCTCAGCGTTGTAAGTCACAAGGACTTCTTCACCAATGTAGTCTTCGCTCACAAGGACTGTTCCACGAGGTGTTGCAAGTTTTTGGTCAGTAATGACGATAAACTCATCAGCACGAAGGCTTACACCCGGTGACACAGGAAGCATTGAGAGGTAAGTAGACTCACAGCGGTCAAGTGAGATGATGATTGTGTTACAGTCACCAAAGTACAAGTCTGGGAGGTAAATCTCACCGTACTTCTTACCGTCTACAGTAACCTCATCAACCACATAGGTATCAGTTTGAGGAATACCACTTGTTACCAGATTAGACACACTTTCAAGTGGGTTCAACCAGTAATCGTTAGCAGAAGTAGTTGTAGCTGTAATCTCCTTGGTTACTTCAATCTGTCCTGCGTCATATTGGCGTCCGAAGCAACGAGCGTCAGAAGCTGGCACAGAGACATTATGTGTGAATGAAGTCAAGCAAGACAACAGTACGTTAGAGAACTTACGAAGCTCTGAACGGTCACCCACAATGTAGATTGAGCTGAAACCGATTTGAGCTGTTTCTTCCAGTTCAGTGTCAGCAGAAGCTTCAACCTCATAAGAAATTGTAATACCTGCTGATTTAGCACTTGGCTTACCAGTCAGCTTGCCATTCTTGAACTCTGGATACCAACCAGTACCTGTTTGTCCACCGCCATTAGCAGTGTCATTCAGGGATACAATGTCAGTAAAGTCTACTGTACGAAGAACTTCTCCCGGAGCAGTCACAGCGAACTTGTAAGCATAGGTAAATGAGTTAGTCTGAGTTGCGTCAGCATAGTCAGATACTTTAGCACGAAGTGTGTAAGTACCAGCCTTAGGCAAGTTCAGGTAAATCATGTTGAAACCAAGAGCATACTTATCTGGGTGAGAACGAATTTGATAGCGAACTTTCGCTTTCTTGTTAGCGTGTTTTACAAACAGTGTACCTGTGTTCAAACACTTAATAGGTCCACAGTTGATTTGGTCTTGAGGAACTTTGTTAGCGTCAAAACCTACCTCAGTACCTGTATCGACTGCGATACGTCGGTTAGCTTTCAAACGAACACTTGGACGAATTTCCTCAGTAACTCCTACTGTGATAATGTCATTCTTATCTTGCTTGTTAAAGCCGTACAAAGGGTGTGACATATTGGTAGATGAATAAGCCATTTAGTGTAACTCCTTATTTAGTTTCTTGGTTATCTTCTGTCGCTTTATTAGCAGGCCCGATAGTAGGACCACTAGGAGCTACAGGAGTTGTGTCTTGGTAATTAGCCAAATATTCACGAACAAGTGACATTGCTTCAAGCTCCAAACGGGAGTTACCTTGAGAAGCCAGTTCATTTCGTGTCATGTAGAAACGCTCTACATCAGCGGAAGACAAACGATTTGCCATTATATTCTCCTAACATTCAAAAATTGATAAAGTTATTGGGAAGCTGAACATTCCAACCTCATCTGTGAGCTCACTGCTAAAGTCTGTTAAGTCCCCAAATTTCACAGGGGTTACTTTTATTGGCAAGTACCAATCGTCTTTAGAAGCTACATCATCAGCGAAGGTCTTCATTTTCAAGCCTCTTGTTGTCTTAACTTGATGGTATATCATTTCGCATATAGCCTGATACACACCGTCACGATACTCTAGCTTACCTTCTGGTGTATTCTCTATACAGCGCCTACCTGAACTAGGAGTCACAGAAGAGTAATACACAGAGAAGTTCACTATATACCGTTTAAAACAGCCTTTGTTTAGGGGGTCTGGCACAATGTCTATCGCCAAGAAGGGAGTATCCCAGCCTTGATTATTCTCATAGTGTTCAGAAGTCCCTACATGAACATTGAATTGCTCATCAAATTCTCTGTAACGCTTTCGTGGGTCGGTTTCTTTCTTATTATCCACTTGGATAAAGTAGTCTAGGACTTCGTAGCCGTAGAGCTGTAACCATTTCTTTATATTGATATAAATACTACTAATCACCTTCTAAGACTCCTTATAATCCTTGACTTACCTTTGTTTGCACTAATCCATTCCTCTAGCACTTCTTTACCTATATCGGTGCTTGTACCAATACCTGAGCCCCTACGCCCGCTAGGCTGTCTAGCTGGCATACTTGACACAGAGAGTGGAAGGAGTTGCCCTCCCATAATCTTTGTGGCATTTTCGATATAGTTGAAGGGAGGTAGCCCTGATTTAGGGTATCCCTTTAACATATATGTAGCCGCATAGAACCTATCTTGCTTCGACTTCTCCCTTAGCGTATCAGCACTTACTGACACAGAGAAGCCATTTCGTGTGCGCTTTATCTGAGTACTCTCTCTAAGAGCACCAGTGGCTCTGGATACCTCTGCCCTAGACTCAAGAGCAACATTATACACAACTTCTGCAAACTCCCTTAGGAGCTCATCACCTGTGATTTTAGAAATGTCAGTCATGGTCTACGGCAATAATCCCTTGCATTTGCTTAACATAAGGCTTACACTCAAAGAGTAGTTGCTCATGCTCACGTCCTGCTAGTCGCTGTACCGTCAATTTAACGTCCCAGCAACCGGGTAGTACCTCATAAGTCTTGATACCAACAACCTTCCAGAAGACAACACCAGCGTCCTCAGGGCAGTTGCCATAATTACACCGAACACTCACACGCTGGATAACATAATAGCCATGCTTTATGTCAAAGTCACAGGTGTGTAGCTGGTTGTGAAGTGAAAAATAGAAAGTGGCTAGTGTGGAGGAAGTTTCTAGTTTGTGAGTTGTCTCTACATCTTCAAACCGACCTACTGGCATGTAATCTACACACTTAAGATGTTCGACCTCTTCAAACACACAGGTATCTATCTTACGGCTGTTTTCATCATACCGTGATACCTTGCCTCCTTGCTTAATTACTATTACTTCTTTATTATTCTTGGGAAGCCCCATCATTTACCTCCTCAAAGGAAGGCTTAACAGCTCCGTCCTTGTCTCTATGTTTCAGGTTAAGCAGATAGCGTCCTTGAATATCATCAGCCACTTCCTGAGCTTCTCCCTTTCTAAAGACGAACAATCGTCCTTCATAGTACATACGGTATTCTGTCTTATAGACCTCATTAGATGAATGAGTAGTAGAAGTCCCACAACGAGAACAGCCATAACTTCTAGCCTCTCTTGTGTACTCCCCTAGATACCTTACTTTCATGCTTTCTTGCCTTTCCTACTGCAATAAATACGCTTGTGTTCTCATACTGACACAGGGACAGCATGCTCAAACTTTGTAGTGCCCAACGGTTGATTAACTTAGTGTAAATGTACTCAAGACTTGCTGTGTCAACGTCCCATGTCCTAATCAGGTAGTCCACAGATTTACTCTTAAGCACAGAGCCCACAGCCAACCGGTCCATCTTAGAACAATCGTCCAAGCTCCCACAGTTGTTCTGGTAAGCAATGAATACTTGCAAGAAGTGACACATAGCCTCATAAACACACAGAGGTAATGTTTCAGCTGTGTAACCAGCCTCATACCGTGCTACAAGCTTGTAGGTAGTCTCACATTGGCATGAGGTATCACATTGACAACAAGGGTTGATTTGTTCGGTCATATCAATGAGAATAGTCTCATCAATACTATCCCAACTCCACTTAGTTCTGTCAAGCTCAATTACTTCACGAGAAAGCCCTTGTCTCTTGTGTAAAAACAGCTTTACTGTGCTAGGGTCAAAACCTTTAAAATAATAAGGCTTAAATTCAAATATAGCCTTACATTCACAGATTTCATAGTTCCCTAGCTCAATGATTTCCTCACGAGCTGTCTTTAGTATGGTTGCACAGGTTTTATCAACCCAACAGAACATTTGGGCAAGAACCCGAAGGAACTTACCCACATATTCCTGAATGTCTGCACCATCATTGCAGTCGAAGCATTGGCAATGTTTCTTTAGCTCCTCAGTGACCTTTACAAGCTCAATTTGAAGCTCTTTGTTATCAGCCATTGCCAACCTCCTTTAATTAAGCCTCAGCCTTGATAGTAGCCATTGGGAACGGATTAAGACCTGTAAGCAGACCTTGGATACGTTCAAATACAACGGCAGGGCATTGTTGGTCAAGTGGAATGTTAGCAATCAACAAGTGTGATACTGGAGAATTGGTATATACCAAACCAAAGTTTTCATACTTGTCACAGATTACTTCACAGCCTGCTTGAGTATCATCTTCTGATGTCACAGTGCGGATAGAGTCTTGAGGTACGAACAAGTCGTGCTGTGTCAAGGCTTCCACACGGTTCAAGTCAAGGACATAAGCTTCACCAGTCATGCTGACTTCATTGTCATAAGGCATGTGATAAGAAGTACCAAACTTGATACCACGGAATGTCACAGTGTCGCCTGAGATAGCCCAGCCTTCTGGCAGTTGAGCGTCCTTGCCCGGTTTGATTTCTGATTTAATTCCACGCAAAGTCAATGGGTGAACATAAATCTTGTAGTTAGAGTTTTGTGATTGGAGTACATCAAGGTAGCAAGCTACTTGACGGAAAGCACCAATTACAGAGCCGGCAGCGTCAATAGGAGTGATACCCGGGTGGGTCATCATTTCAGCTACACCGTGGAATGGGCGTAAGCCATTACCCTTGTAAGAGAGCAATCCTTGTACGATATGGCGTTGTACGATAAACGCAAATGTGTACCAAGCCATGAAAGCTTCTGCTTCTGCATAGCTCATTCCAAGCTTCTGGAACTTGTTAATCAAGTCACCTTGCTTGAAGTGTACTTTGTCCTTCATCATACGGTCAAGACGGTTTTCACAGTCCTTGAAGCACAGGTATCGAACAGGTGTAGCGTCACCAGTTGCTTTCATAGTGAATTTCTCAGTGAAGCAACAGCTATCACCAGTATCACCAGAGAAGTCTGGAGCTTCTGTTCCCCATGTTAGGGACTCCATAATCCAATCGCCATTTTTAGCACGACGCAAAGTACCAAGGTTAGCTTGCTCAAAGCGTTTAAGCAAGTCTGATACCAGCTCATCTTCCATACCTACTTCACGAAGGCTTGGCTGAGCTTTAGACCAGTCACGAGAGATACCAAAAGGAATTTCTCCATCTTTGTGGAATGGTGCTTGTGGCTTAAAGTTAGCGCCTGCGTCACGTGCCATTGTCTCAAGGTTAGCAAGAGCTACTTTAGAATTATCATAAAGGTAGTCAATCGCTTCTTTCAAAACAATGTCAAAATTTGTAACCTTTTCCATTAGTTATTTTCCTCCAAAACGTTTACGCAGACCTGTAGACTGCTCTAATTTCTCTTCCTGCTCTTTAATCACAGGGGCTTCAACAGAAGCTCGGGATAGCAATGCTGAAAGTGTTTCCATACGCTCTTTAATAGCGTTCTGTGACTCAGCTTTCTCTTGCTCAAGTGCTTCCTTTTCAGCTTTAAGTTTTTCAACCTCAGCCTTAAGTGAGAGGATTTCTTTAGTAGCGTTTTCCAGCAATTCAGCTGTTTGCTTCTCCAAAGACTCTTCCTTCACTTCTACTTCTTGCTCAGCAACTTTATCTTCTTGCTCAGCTTCCTTAGCTTCAACTTCTTCTTTAACTTCCTCAGCTTTAGGTTCTTCTACAACTTCCTCTACCTTTTCTGGCACAGGAGTTTCTTCCTGAGATGTTCCATTGAAGTAAGCAAGGATTTTATCTAAAGTGTTTTCTTTATCCAACTCTAGCTCCTTCTCTTGTTTCAAATACACAGAGGGCTCATAGCCTCCGCTCTTTGCATTTCCGGGATTTCCTACAAACGAAAACCCTGTAATGTGTATATTATCAGTGATAGGCACAGGTTCGTCAGTAAACTGTGCATTATACTTGGTCAGTTTCGTGTACTCAGCGACTTCCTCAGGCTTAATATCCTTGAAAGTCCAGCTAAACTCAGATGAAATAGCAAAGGGCTCATCTTGAATGATAAGGTCCTTAATCTGGCTAAGCTCTGTGTTCACATGAGGTTTTACAAGTAAATCTGAGCGTCCTTTGTCATCTGTGATAATTCTTAAGTCTTCCTTACGGAAGTAGCCTTGTCGCACAGGGAAGCTATTAGTATCTACATGTCCAACCGTTACATAACCTTCGTACTCTTCATCAATGCTGTCATACCACTTCTGTAGTGTTCCTTTAGCAAGATAAAGACGAATAGAACCATCAGGGAACAGGACAGAGCCCTCAGATAAGAGGGTCATGTATCCGTCCTCACCGTCATAGTTCTTATTCACAGAAAATGACTCTTTGTGCTTATCAGTCTTACTCAAGTTAATATAGCCATCAAGCAAATCCTTGTTCATGAGGTAGGTGTCTATCTCATTCTGGATTTTCTTAGCTATCTTAGAATAAACTGGCATTATTCAGTCACCTCAAATAGATGGTATTCAAGTTTACGAACTTTGTGACCCCCACAGCTTGCACAGTAGGCGTATTCATAAGAAACCCCATCTTTTTTAAGACCTGCTTCTGCCTCTGGCGTGTAAGGTAACTGCTCAGTAAGTCCTCTAAGGCTATCTACTAAAATCTCGTCAGTCGTTTCATACCAGCCTTCATCATCTGCTTTACCAGATGGATAGAACTCAAACAATTTACGGTTACTTTGAATGTAGCCGTCCTTTGTGAAATTCACACGAACTACCAAGTCACGCTTCAAAAATCGTGAAACTCTAAACTTCATCTAACTCCTCTTCTTCCTCAGGAAGGTCTTCTACTGGAGCAGGCTCTTCTACAGCAGGAGTTTCCTCCACAGCTGGTGCTTCATAATGAACCTCTTCCACAGGGGCTTCTGGTTCTACAGCAGGCTTAGTTAGGTCACTATCAGAGATTGATGTAATCTCTTCTACTTCCCAGCCGAACTGTTCAGCACGAATTTGAGCCAAATACTCGTCATAGGACATTCCTACTTCGATTGTCTCGTTCATTACTTATCTCCTTCGTAAGTAATTGGGAACTTGTAGCAGTCTACTTCAGTTGTTTGAAGAGTGCGCTCTTCTGTAGTGAAGGAAACTTCATACTTGTCACCACAGCAATAAGTAAATGACTTGAACTTGTTATCAGCTTTATCAAAATACTGAACCTGTTCACGTCCCACAATAATGTGCTTAACCTTTGCCAAAATTTGCTCAGCCAAAGGTGATTTGAAAGTCATTTCTTGTGAACCCACAGTAAGTTTTAGGTTCATAATTGCGACTTTGATTTTGTTTTCCTTTGAGGGAGTTAGTTTTGGTGCAGCTGGCTTAACAGTAGTAGTTTTATACTTGCGTACCATGTCTGTCCTCCTTAATAATTGTCTACCTAGTTATATCAAAAAAAGCACAGTAAGTCAAACCGCACACTGCACTTTTATTTTAACTATTTATTGAATTTCAACTCTTCAATAACTTTGGCTGTACCATGTTGTAGGCGGTACTTGTTGATAAGCTCCATAACTTCTTCCATGGAAGATGGGTCAAATGTCTGGTCATAGTCATTCACAAACTCATCTTCTTTGATGTGCTTAGTACCCTTAACTTCTGGTTTGCCCTTAGCGTCTGGACCTATAATATAGCCAACAACGAAGTTAGCGTAGATATGTCCAGAAGATTGGTCCATAAGAGCTCGTTGGTCAACAACAAAGACATAAACATCACTCTCCTTACCTTTAGCGTCTGTGTGCTTCTCAATTTTCACACGGTTATCAAATGCAATCTCTACGTTCACAGCGTAGGAAGTGCGTGGTGTGCGAAGCAAGTTTCCTCCACGTCCAAATGTAGGTACTTTCTCCGCTAAGTTAAATTGACCCCCGTTAAGCAACACATCTGCGTCAAGGTCAGTCATATCAGCATAGTTTCGTAGTGTGTACACAGGCTTACCGTTACGAACATACTCAGGCTTAATAGCCCCTCGTTTTTCCTCAATAAATCCTAACACATCTGTAATAATTGAAGACATCAAATACTCCTTTGTCTCTTATACATCTTTTGCAACTCATTTTGTTGCTGTTCCGCATATCGTTCCTGCATTTCAGCAGTGATTACCTCATATTCATAGGGCTTAGGCTCTCCATAGTCTTTCACATGGTCTGCCCTGCCCTTCTCATCTAGGCTGATATATTGACTATAAGCCTCAAAAGCCTTAGAGTTGGCAACCTTAGCATATAATACACCAATATCTGTGTAAGTTGTATCGTCCATGAGAGTTAAGTAAGGGATATTATATTCCTTGGTCAAGACAAGAACCTGCTCATCTATCTCATCGAGTGGCACAGGGATTACATCATCATATGCAAGCCCTCTCCACTCCTCTCTCTCTTGAATAATACCACAGGTTAGTGCCCAGCCATAGTTAATCAGGTAACTAATTTGTCTGAAAAAAGCTGGGGTTGTTCTGCATAATTTTCAGGACGTTCTCCATCATTGACTCATCTGTGATGTACTGAATGAGGTTAGTAGAAACTCCCAGCACCTCTACAATAATATTTTCACAGGCTTCAATGACATTATCATCAAAAATTTCATACAGCTTGAAGAAATCTTCTGCTGTGTAAACTTCTGTAGAGCCATCTTCCTTAAAATTAGTGAAGGCAATAGCCACACGTGAGGCATAGTTACGGACACGTCGTCCAATACGTGCTGAGATAAAGCGCTGTTTAGCCTCAACTCGTTGCACATAAGCTGTTCCTCCCATCACAAGCTCCAAGTCAGAACCTGCTGGGTCAAAATCCTCAGGCACAGGCAACCAGAACTCAAGCTCATAGTCTACCTTACGTGCCTCTCCAACTCTCCGTGTATCTCCACTAACTACCTTACCTGAGTTAGTAGCCACAGCCATTGGAGTATCGTCATGAACAGCTTCTACAAAAGCTTCGTTCAAATCTTCAACAGTAACTTTCTTTCTAGGCATTTTATATCTCCTTAAATAATTAAGTTTTTATCCAGATAAGCTTCTGCCTTCTCTGGGTTGATTTCCTTAAGTCTATCATAAACTTCAAGAATTGTCATGTCATTGCTATAGTTGTAGTCCTTAGAGAACTCATAGCTTGCAAATGTAATATCTTGCTCATGGTGATTAAGCCCTACTGCATTTTCAAGTAGCCGTGAGCACTGACCAATGAAGTGTGTCCGCATAGGGATAATATTATTCTTCATTGAGTTGTCAATGATACTGTGTGTACCAATATTAGATACTGTCTTACCGAGGTCAAATAGCCGTGCTGGAACTCCAAACATTTGAGCCACGATAGATGAAGCATACAGTGACAAATAATCTAAGAAGTCCACAGCCTTGGTATCCCGTGTAAGCTGTAGCAGGTTCTCAAACTTACTAGAGTACACAATAGCGTCATTATACTCTGTCTCTGATAGCTTCTGTGAAATGTCTTCCATGTCTTTAGCAATCTTGTCAGCACGTTCCTTCTTAGCGGTACGTCCCATATCAAGAAGCTGACCAGCACTAGGAACAAATCCTTCTGCTTCACCCTCTTCAATACTGTCAATGATACTATCCTTTGCTTGTAGGGCAATCGTACCGATACCATTTCGAGCAATGTCATAGTTCATTCTGTCAAGAATATTCAAGAGCAGTTGCACACGCTTGCGGTCCTTAAGTAGTGGACTAATACCGAATACCTTGGAAGTATCCAACTTGACACAGGCGAAGTTATCCTCAGTAACTAGGAGTAAATCGTCCTTGTACTTTTCTGGGTTTTGTAACAAATCCATGTAGGCTTCAACGTCAAGATTTGTATAGCCCTTACTATATCCTGTGATACGGTCTACAATGGCATGAGCGTCATCTGTACGCTTAATCACATAGCTCAATGTCTGAGTCAACACAGGGTGCTCAGGATAAGGGATTGTGATTGCAAGAATATCCTTAGGGTGAACTCCTACAAGACCTTGCCCTGAATTATATAGCCCATAGTAGCCATATTTTCGGTAACCCTTTGCTACACCTTGTAGGACATCAATATTACGCTGACCGTTAAAGTTGGTTTCCTGTAAATATTTATGGAGTAGCTTATCCTTATCCTCGTCCTTCGTTGTCAGACGGTTAGTGAACATGTAGTAAACCATGCTATCAAGGATATAGTCTACATCAGGAAGGCTCAAAGCAAGCTTTTCAATAGTCTTAAGGTCCTTACCAATAGGCATTTCCCGATAGCCACTAGAAGTATATAGCAACCTATCTTCCACAGCGGAATTAAAGAACTTATCCATGGCTTCTACGCCTTCAAGCTCCTCTGGTGTACGTCTACTCAACTGTTCTTGCTGAGTCTTCTGTACTTTCTTCTTTCTCTTTCTTCCCATTTATTAGTGGTCCTCCAAGTAGAATAGTTCTATGGCGTGTATAGCCAATAGAACACTATCAAGTTCGTCTGGCGACTGGTGAATTAGCTTCTTAATCTCAGATTTTGGTCTAAGTTTCACAAGCCGGTCTTCTGGTCGTTGAATTTCTGCCACAAAGGACATCTGCCGAGCAATTCCGTCCCAGACTTTTGTCATGAAGGACACACGCTGTGCCTCCATCATTCCTCGTAACATAAGGTGCATTTCCACACGCTTATTAAAGGCATACTCGGCACTAGGGTCATGAGCTATCTTCTTAGCCTCTGTGACCTTACCACCAAAGTCTATATCATACACATAAGCCTTTAGCTTACCTGACAGCCTAGCCATCTTAAGAGGCTGAACAATGTGAGCTCCACCTCCTGAGTCAATAGCTATAGCCCTTACCTTAAACTGATTGGCTATTGTAATAATCTTATTCACAACGTCTCTAGCCGTGATACCATCAATCCATTCCTTAGGTTTAATATCCGTAGTATCCACAGCGGTTATATGACCCTCTTTGTCTATACAAGACAGAGTTACTTGAATACTGTCAGCGCCCTTGTAAGCACTATCCACTCCAAGAAACCATTCAAGGTCAGGGTTAAGGGAATTAAACTCTTCAAGAATATCAGGCTGAGCGTCAAAGAAGTTAGACCGCTCCACAGGGAACTCACACAGGAGGTTTTCTCTTATGGAGTCCTCTGTAATTGTAAAACCTGACTTCATGAGCTGGTCTTTTGTGTAATTAATTGAGCCCTCTTCCATTGCTGTCACAACGTCTAGCCACATGACAAATTCATCATCTGCCAGCTCCTCCTTGGTCATAAAGTCAAAGAAACTGTTCAGTGACCGTGGGTTTGAGATTAGATACATGATGAGCTTCTCACCTGTGTCACTTTCAAACTCCCGACGTGCCATGTGCCCTAGAGCAAGAGGTGAAATATCGCTGGCTTCGTCTCCAAACATATTCCCTCCACGTCCGATTACATGGATTTTAGAGGGGTCTGTAAAGTTACTACCAGCAGAGAGCCCTTCTAGCTTTCCTCCGTTACGGAAGCTAAATCCTTCACTAGAGAATGAGCTCAGACCACGTTTTAGTCGTCTATCAACAGCTGATACGTCATTTTCGTCCATACTCAGCATTTCTTTCACAGAGGGGTGAGCATTTACTAAGATTTCTCTGGCGTGTTGGATAATAATTCCTGAATACTCATTGGTAGACCCTACAGCATAGCAGTTCTGTCCTGAAAATGCAAAATTATTACTCATAATTCCACACAGGAAGGACTTCCCATACCGAGGAGTAGCCACACAGTAGCCGGTCTTATAGTCTCCACTCAGGAAAGCTCCAAATTGTACAGCCTGTGACCACCAAAGCTCAATATTGAATCTTGATAGGGCTGTACGGAAGCCTAATTTATAATACTCAAGCTCTTTCTCAAAGCCCTTAGTCTCTCTGATACTATTTCTTTTAAAGTGTTTTGGTATATACCCTTTTACTGCCTTCTTTAGCTTCTCCTTAGGAGTCACAGTGTCCAGCAGTATGCTTAGCTTTTCCCTATTAGAGAGTAACTTCCTCTTTTTCATAGGTGAGCCAACATCTACATCTTGGGTGGGCATAGCTAAAGTCTCCTCCTGTATAACTTAAGTAATTCACAGCAACGTCATAGGCGTCATCTTCTGGGTCAAGTCCCTCAATGAAAGAAATTCCCACAGGAACTCTAGTCCCATCAAGAAGCCTACAAATAGGACAAGTCCGCTCATCATTCACAGAGTTCCACCGTTTGTAGATTACCTCTCCTGTGATATGGTGAAGCACTTTGGCAGTCTCTACTGAGGCTTTCTCAATAGCCATATGAACCTCTGACACAGAGATAAGCTCAATAATTGGTACTATCCTTCTATCAATCTCTTCTTGGTCTAGTACACCCTTTTCAGCAACTACTTCGTCTCTAATACTTAGAATATCAGCTTTCCTACTGGCAAAAATCTCTTTTAGACGTATGTAATTGCTTCTGGCGAAGCCTGATTGATTGATACTATTCTGTGCATTACGATACTCAACCTCATCAAGCTCTAGTCCAAGTTCATTAAGGATATATTCAAGCTCCTCATAAAACGAGTCAGTGTAAAGGTCCACAAGATAGCCTATTAAAGCCTCTTCCAAGCCGTCGCTAGGCGCTTCGTTAATCACACGATTGACATATTCGCTAAGCCTTGCTTTAAAATCATCATAGTTCCTGATGAATATCTTGTCCTGTGAATTTGCCATTACAAGTCCTCAAATAATTTATCAAGACGAGCACTGGTATAGCGCTCAAGCTCCTCAATACTCTCAGTTTCCCGGTTCAGATTCACAGTGGTTTGTGTAGGTTTACCTTCGATACGGTTAGCCCACTCAATCCGTGCTGTGCCATTTTCAATACTTTCAAAAATCTGCTTCAAAGCGTTAATCCGCATTGGCGTAGCTGGAGGAATTTCTGCAAAGCGTTTAAGACCAAAAGCCTTCACAATCTCTTCATCATATTCCTCAAGACCCCAGCGGATAGCATAAGCTTTTAAATCCTCAAAGGAGGCAAAGCTCAGCTCACGCATTTCATCTGAGTAAAGTCTTTTTTCTGATTTCTTAGCCATAATAACCTCTTTCTTCTAAAACAAATCCCACAGTGATAGCACTATGGGACTCTTCGGAGCAACGTATGTATAGTATAACACTGTGTGTTTAATAATTAGGTGATTTGCTCCTACGCCCATGTGACCTTTTACAATCACACAGGCTTAACGATACAGGAGATATATGAAATACATTGCCACAAGGGCAAAGTGCGTAGAGGGATTTGAACCCCCGATAGTTGGGTTGCGGCCAACGTCCTTAAGCCACTTGGATATACGCACAAAACCAGCTGGGGTAGGTCTGGTAGTAATAGAAAGGTTATAGAAAGGTAATATGAAAAGGTTTATAGCAAAAGTCTTCCTACCCCATGCCTAATAACGATTGTATTTTATACTCCAAAGGTTTCCCTTCTTCGTAAATAATGTTTGATGGAACACAGTAGTAACTGAGGACTCCATCTTTTAGCTCATACATCTGCAAGCTGTAACACACAAGCTCTTCTGTGTCAGATAAATTCACACGAAGCACTTTCTCAGAATTATTTTGCTCTACTTTTGGTAGTAGCCCTTCTGGTACTTCGTAAGTTTTTGTAGATGTCACTACTTGTACTTTCATAAAAATATTCTCCAATCAGTATCGCTTCTGCGTCGTCATCACAGATTACATCATGCCCCTTCCGTCTGCACAAGCTTATTGCATGTTTCTTAGCCTCGGCTCGTTTGAGACCAGATAACTTGAATAGCTTGCGCCAAACAGAAGGACCAACAAAGTTGATAGCTAAATCATTAAGCTCTCTAATAATCACTCCCTGTGTTATAGCCAAACACACAAGAGTCTTTTGATTTTTGAGAACTTTAAGCTCTTCTATAATTACCCGTTTTATTGGGTAGCTATGCAGAAGAAGCCTTACTTGCTCAGCCATTTCCTGTGCACGTTCTAGGTAACTATCGTTGCGAGGGGAGATAACATTATGGGTAACCACTTTTCCGTTGTGGTCAAGAATGGCGTATCCTGTTGAACGTGTTGAAATGTCTAAACTGAGTAACATACTTCCTCCTGAGCTATGTATCTATAATACCATAAGTCACAGGGGAGTGCAAGTAAAAATCTTTCTTTTTAGCAAAGTACAGATAATACAAGTTAAAGAAATACACATAGCTCTTAGAGCTCTTCTTTATACTGTATTATCTGTACTTTACTACAGAGCTATAGGAAAGGTCACAGGAAGGATTGGCTCTAAGAAAAGACACAGAGGGTATTAATCATTACTCTCCCTGTGTTCTAATTTTCTGATATGCTATTATCTGAACTTTGCAAGCAAAGTACAGATAATGCATATTAAAGAAATATAGCTATGTGTTATTCTTTATACTGTATTAATTGTACTTTACTATAGATATTTTACCAAAGTACAGATATTACACTATAAAGAATAAAATACTCTGTGTCTTTCTTTACCTTGTATTATCTGTACTTTACTTTTTCAACCGTTTCACTATTGAAACCTCTAACCAAATATGCTACAATAATTACATGGAGGTAAGGAAAATGAAGTATATTTTCTCAGATATTAAATCACAAGAAGTTTCAAGAAAGAATAGGCTAGTTTCCCCTGTGACGGCTGAATTTTTGTTTAACATATATGACACAGGGAAGTTTGACTTAGAGGAGCTCATAGAGTCGGGACGACAGCAGTTCCAAGATTACTACACAAAGCGCCTTGGTAAGGAAATCACTGTGACCTATATAGAGAACCTGAATGAGTCCCTGAGAGAAATGCTAAAGGGATTGAACAAGAAGCTGGCTAGGACATTTGGAAGCACAGCCAACGTACATAAATACATCATGGCAGGCACAGGCTCGTTAAAGGTCTCTAGCAAGTCCACAGCAGCGTTATTTGAAGTCCTAGGGGAAAGTACCACACTATCTGTTTACTACAGCAGAATGGCCGAATATGTGCGTTCTGAGGTGTATCTTGATGGAGACCATATAAATATTCAGAAATTCTTCCCTGATGTACCCTTCTGGGAAATGGACATGGCCTCTGTGTATATGTATCAGACAGGCAAGACATTCATTAAGGGAGGACTATTGTATCTGTGGTATAAGAAGTATAATATTTCAGGACCTACTGAATGGTTCAAGGGCTATGAGAACTACTTGAAGGAATACTTTGAGCTTCACAGCGAGTATGGTGAATTTATTTATAATCCTATGCTAAGGGCTGACGCCTCAAAGGCTGTGAAAAGGTTATTCGGGAACATTAAGAAGGCACAGGCTCACTTTGGACTCTCTCATACACAGTGGTTCTGGTGGTGGAAACGTAGCACAGAGGAAATAGATGAGCTCTCTAACTGGCTTGTGGAATACTACGGTGTGACCCATGCTGAGGTACTAGGCTCTAGGAATATGGAAGCTTTTAGGGATAACTTTAGAGACATAGCTACCAAGGAAAGAATATCTAAGGAGTTCATTGAGGACTTTGATGACACAGTGAGATACCTTAAAATTGAATATACATAAAAGGACCTACTACAGGTCCTATTTTATTATTCAATACTCTATCACCTATTATCTACTCCTTCGTTACACTCAGGGTAGATAATATAATTCTAAGCTCATAAACATAGCGAGGCTATGTTTATTCACTAAGAATTATATATTATATAAATGAATATTAATTATGCATATTATTAGTATCATATTCATTAGTATAATTTATATACCTCCCACATGATACAACACCGCCGCACTGATACTGCAAGTATAACGATTTTTGGGCATTTTGTCAACTCAGACACTACACTTTTTATTTTATGCATTTTACCCTAGGAATATGCACGAAATATCCAAAATTATGCATAAAACCAGTAAATTTAGTAGGATAAAGAGGTAAATATTATAGTTAGATGGATAAATGAGTAATAAATCTATGTAACTAGGTATAAAGTATATGTAGAAGACAGTAGAATAGTATCAGTTTTTCTTAAAAATGTTACATAACTTTTCTTAAACTAATTTATTATGCTATAATATCCTTAAAGTTATCCACAGAAATGGCTAGTTATCCACAGTTTTTGTTACAAATAAATTACAAAATTGAGTTATGTGACTTTTTGGTAACATTGTGAAATTGTGAAATGGCTTAGTGACGGGCTTTATAAGAGTTATCCACAGGGTAATCATAGAAAATGCACAAATTTAATATTATACTAAAATATCTATAAATAAATTATACTATATTCATTTTGAAAAATTGGAGGCTATTTTAGTACCATAATAAGGGCACAGGATAACCCTTCAACTCATACTGCGTATTCGTGGAAGGTTATCTTTGGAAGACTAACGCAGACTTCCTCGCAGGGCTCGTTGTCTTTGTTATATTACTAAGCTCATAATACTCCTCGCAGAGCTCGTAGTATTATTTCACTAAGTAATATACAGCCCTGTGTTATTGTCAGAGCCTTGGAGAGCAGTATGCATGGGATTAAATATATACCCAGAATTATGAATAATACATAACACAGGATAGCTCAAAAGCCTAGAGCCACAAGGGAAAGAGCCATATGCATAGCGATAGAGAAAAGGTCATTCTTAATCACATATAAATCCCCTGTGTCTTATTAGGGTAATAGAGTAGTGTATTAGTGGCTTCTGAGAGCTCATAGAAAGTCCTGTATTCGATTTTAGATAGCTCAGAGGGGTATTATACTAGGGAGATAAAATAGAGCCTTGTATGAGCTCATTAGGACATAGATAGGATTATTCTCTCAGCTCATTTCATTCGCAGAGAATAATATTCTACTAGTATTCAGAGACATACTCGCATAGCTCGTATATCTCATCATACAGTAGAATACACAGAACTTAAAAATACGATTTAAATAGTACCTTCGGTACAAGGGATACGAATTATATAAATCCTTATAGCTCAGGGCATAGAAATACGAATTAAATCATATTATACGAATTATATCGAATATATGGAATAATGTTAGGTCCGAAATAATTTGAATGGTGCATTGGGAAAATCAGGACTTGGCATGACTGGTTCATTTTTAATTGGGTATGGGTAAAAGAGGACATAATACCAGACAGAGGGTAAGTAAATAGTATAATATATTAGTACTAAAAATTTTTGAATGGTAGATGGGCAAATCAATCAGCCGCTCCTCCCTCCCTCTTTTTTAATCGACCTTTTTCTTTAACCCTTTTTAACCAAGGAAAATATACCACTTCTTTATACTAAAAAGTAAAGGGTAAAGTAAATGAGTAGGTAATTTATCTAGGTGAGATGATGTGACATGGAAAAATGTTAGGTAGGGTGGTAGGATATATAGGTAGGAAAGGTTATTACTTGACAAGGATATAAATGTAAAACTCCCTTTACGTAACCTTTCAAACTTCACCCGAAAAATCCGTCCAATCTGTCCTAGGACAGTTGCCATCCACTATAACTAAAAACTATAACAACTAATAGTTATTAAATATAAGGTAAAATGCATAAAAGTTGTTGACTACAAGGTTAGAAGATGGTATAATGGTTTTACCGAGATAAGGAAAGGGGCTAATGAGTCCTCACTACCGCAGGCTATCCTGCTACTATCCTGTCCTTTGAAATCCTAGGTGTAAGCCTATAAATAAAGACGAGGGAGAACAAGCGCCCTACTGAAAGACTTGCAAAGACTTAGCGGATTAGCTAGCACGTGACCGGAGAGGTAACTACGTAAGAGAGTAAGATAGCTTGCTCAGCGACTACTTAGCCAGTGCAAAGGCGCTGCTAGTGAAAGCTAAGCCACTCAACAACTTATTAGCTAGTGCCAAGCGCTGAAGCTCAGCATATATGCAAGGTGAGCCACTGACTAGGCAAGATACACTATCAGTTTGAATATATAGCCTCCTGTGCTATCACTATCAAACAGTGGGATAGTCACTACTTACCGACATCAAGCCGCCTTGCTCCGAACGTTAAATAATTGAGCCAGCAGGCACTAGCACGAAACGAAATAATATTATATATCAATAAAACACCTTGTGTCTGTAGGGTTAAAGACTAACAGTCCGAACGAGTACGCAGACACTACTTAAAATAATAAATATGCAACCGCAACTATGAGGCTTTAGGAGTGTAACAGTTCCTAAAGTCATAGCCCAACACAAGGGCTTAATAATTTAAAAGGAGTCATGCACTATGACAAAATCAATTAAAATCACAAGAACAGCCCTGACTGTTCAAATCAGCTTTGACAAGGGAGACATTTCCCTAACCTTCCTAGATGAAAAGGTTCTGACTATGTTCATTGACCTTTACAAAGACACTAACGCTGAACTATACATGCTCATTAGTGACTTTATGAACTCAGAACTCATCACAGGAGAAGCAGGCGCAGACTATCCCTCCTGTGCATATCTTGACCGTAACTATATTGAGTTCATGCCTCTACTAGAAGAGGTGGACAGATGACAAAACTACTCTCAGGGCTCACTGTAACCCTTCTCCTGTGTCTCTGGGGCTATTCTCAGTCTCAGCCTCACACAGGGCAGATAATGGCTAAATTTAGCCAACAAGGCACTTATTTCTTGCAAGTCGTAGGAGACAACGGAGAGCTTCTCAATGTACCTACAGACTACAAAACCTATACAGCCTCACAGAAGGGGCAAATGATACCGCAATAACATTTCAATAATTTAAAATCGATGAGAGGTATTCTCTCAATAATTCACTTTAAAAGAGGTAAATATCATGGAAACTTTCACAATCAACGGACTTTTGAACCGCTACTTTAACACAGACTCAATCGAATTAGGCGAAAATAAGCCTAAACTTAGCAAGCAACTTAAGAAGCTAAAAATAGAGGTATCAGACCTTGAAATTAAGTTTTGGGGTGAAGCTGTAACCGAACTTATTGGGTTATACACTGACGCTGACTATCTCAATAACTATGAGGGCAACCCATACGATTATGAGTTCTCTGTGAAATTCTCGGCTGAGTTACCTACCTATGACGAACAAGATGATTGGGCTTTTGATGGCTCATGCAATAATACTGACGGTTGCGGAAATATCACAAGTACAGCCCTAGCAAGCTATGAGGGCTCTCGGTATTGCTATATCTATAACGCTGATAATGAGCCTACAGCCCGTTTCTATTACTTTAGCCAGCCTTTAGGCTTCTGTGTTGCCGATTGGTATCGGGTAAGTAACCATGGTGAATACAATGCACCTCTAGCCCTCTTGCTTGTGCACTATGGGGTTAAATGGGAAACTATAGAATACACCACAGAAGAGGTAGGAAACCTTTACAATACTGATGGTTTTTGGTCTAACTTTGCTTGCGACAGAGTCCGTAAATACTATAGCCCTGATTTTGACTTTGAGGCTGTGCAATTTAAAGATTTACATGAACTTAATCTAGGAGAAGGAGGATTGATTTACATTGAAAACGAAGGTTGGGTAGATGAAGATGAGGTTGTTTATTCTGATGAATATGAAGAATACATCAACCGTGATGACGCTGTCTATGCCGAAAATATTGATAGCTGGGTGCTAGAAGATGACAGCCAGCTGGACTCTTGCGCCCGCTGTGGCTCTCCTGTGCACCTCAGCCGAAACTATATTGAAGCTAACGGGTGCGACCACTTTTGCGACCGTGATTGCTTGGAAGATTACTTTGACATTGTAGAATACTAGGGGGTGAAGATATAGGCGCATTATTATCTATGGTGCTGGGCTGTATAGCTATCTTGCTTATCTTCCTAGCACCTTTTCTATATGCTGTGTATATAGTGTATAGCTTTCTAAGTCTCCTATTCTGGAGGCTTTTTGTTAACACTGATGAGGACTTAAGGGCAATCATTACAGCCCAAAATCTTGTGGTAGTTTTCATCATCATGATACTTTTATATAATACCATAATGAAAGGAGTATAAAAATATGGTACAAACAATTAGTAAAGAACTCTCAGCATGGCTGGGAGAGGTCAAGGAACAAGGACGCTTTAGAGGGCGTCTAGCAGAGCTTTTCAGCGAGTTTGGCAAGGGTCAGGATAAACCTATCGACCGAGAGCTAAACGCTATCTCAGAGGCTCTGGGGGTCTCAAAATTCATGGCTCTAGCTACTCTCCTAGTAGAGGGCTATATTATCTCAGGAGAAGAGGAAATCAAGCCTAAATACTTTGAGGTAGACACGGGAGAAGAAAAAATCTACCGTGTACCAAATAAAGGGCTTGTGTTAATGCCTAAAATCATTGGAGACACAGCAGGCTACTCATCAAAAATCACAGAAGAGGAAATGGAGGGACTAGATGAACATGACAAACAATTTGCAAAGCAGGTTTGAAAACTTAACGGGTCACCCTGTGGTAATTTTACATGCTGATGGCAAGGTTGCAAAGCGTATCGGGGTAAGCAAACGCTATAAGCCCCTACGCTTGAAAACATATTACAAGGATTTGGGTAAAATCCATGGTGTACCCGTGAACACTATAGGATACGGGCTAGAAACCAAATTTTCAGAGCTAAGAGAGCTTGAAAAGAAAGATATTATAGTTTCCCTTGTGACCGCAAAAGAGCTTACACGCCTAGGGTATAAGGGTAGAATGTTTGTACCCTGTGGAAAACAGATTGGAGCTTATGGCTTGCGAGGCTGTACCTCGCTATCACTATATAAACGCTAAAATGTGAAAGGACTTTAAATAATGAAAGATACTATTTTAAAAATGTTAGAAAATGAGCCTCTTGTAAAGAAGGCTTTTTTATTACTCCTAGATGAAACACCAGAAGACAAGCAAGATGAGCTCTTAAACGCCATTAACGCCTCCTTTGAGGAGGGAGAACCCCATCAGGCACTAGAAGACCGGATTGATAAAATGCTCGCTGACGAGTACACAGAAGAGCTCACAAAGGGCACAAAAGAAGCTGTATATTGGCTTACGGAACATTTCCCGCTTGATGAATTAGGTTCAGATATTGGAAACATTAGGGGAATGGACTATCGGGCACTATTCCTCTATCAGTACGATAGAAACGGACACTATTTCACAGATGTAAACAATGATACTAAAAAATGGGAAGGTATCAAGGAAAAATACCGAGCTTTTGAAAAGAAAATCTTTACACGGATTGAGCTACAGAAACATCTCCAAAAACTAGAAGACAAGATGAAAAAACGGGCTGAGAACTTGAAAGAAGCCCTAATTTATCGTAAGTATGACAATATTACTAGTATCAGACATGAGCTAGAACACAAAATACCAAAAAGAATGGTTAATGAAATTCTGAAATACGCTTACAAGCTGGGCTACAAAAAGCCTGAACACTTTGAGGAATGGGAAGATGTAGGCATGCTCTGTGACTACTACCGCACGAATGTACTAAAAGCCCCTAACTATGGGAATACAATCCTTGAGGTCAACATGCAGAACGTGTTAAGAAAATATTATAACAATGATAGTGTTGTAATTGAACACGGAGCACAAGCGCCTAAGTTATCAAAACAACTCAAAAAAGCAGGAGTTACCGCAACAAATGAGGAGCTGATAGCTTTCAATGAGTTCAAACAGTGGCTAGGCTGTGTTGCTGATGTGTCAAGACCTAATGAGGTCATTTTGCTTGATATGGGAGACTTTACAATCCCTGATAATGTAGATAATTGGGCTTTCCAAGACTCTTGCAATACCTCTGGAAGCTGTGCTGGTAACGGAACAGCCCTTGTGTTAAAAGCTATGGGCTATAAATACATGAAACTATATCGCTACGATTTAGACACAGAAGAGGCTAACCCGCTTGCACGGGCATACTTTAAGGCAAAATATGGTGAGCTTGCTCATGCTGGTATGTACTCAGAAGGCAGAAACCATACAAACAGAATTGGCTATACAGCCTATGACTTTACAAGCCTAATGCTTGCAACAGTTTTCAAGCGTAAGCTGAAACATTTTAAGCGGATTTTAGGTCAGACTATAGAGTCTGGCTTAGAGTTTGAGGACACCTACAATGAGGAAATGAATTATTGGTCTAATATGTCAGGAGCTAATGACTATCGGACACTTGGAACAGCCTCAATACTAGAAGAAGACAGCTATAGTAAATGGGCTGATGTAATCCATGACCTCGACATGTCTATTATTACAAATTATGATGACACGGCAGACATTTTTGAAACACGAATTAAAGAACTAAAGGAGAAATTCAATGACTAAAATTAAAAACACTTTTGAAAAATTATTGACTATGACACAAGACGCTTTACTTAGTGAATTACCTGAGTACCTCTCAGAACGCTCTTACAGCGTCATAGCGACCGATTATTACATTCTGGGGGTATCACCCTCAGAAGACATTCAACCGTGCCTAGTGGCTCATTTAGACACTATAAACACGCACAGAGGGGCTGGCTCTTATAACTACGCAACGAAAAAATGGGGAACGGGACAAAAAGCAACCCCGAAAGCAGAAGACCTGATGATTTCTGACCGGTATATTACACTGAGCCCAGAAGCTAATCCAAAGCTGGCTTGCCTAGGTGCTGATGACCGGTGCGGTGTGAAAACTATTCTTGATGTGATTGAGGCTGGGAAACGTCCTCATGTGCTCTTTACAACTGATGAAGAGATTGGCTGTATAGGCTCTAATAAGATTGTCACAGAAGATGATTTGCAAGCCCTATCTGATAGCTCAATGCTCATCCAGATTGACCGGGGAGTTCATGAGGGCTTCTGGAATGAAATGGTATTCTATGAATATGATGAAAACTCAATCCCTGAAATCCTCACAGAGCTAGAAAAATATTATACCTTAGCTGAGGGCTCATATACTGATGTCGCTGTGCTTGGTCCTGAGTATGACAAACCTATTGTGAACTTGTCAGCCGCTTATGAGAATGAGCACACAAGGAATGAGTTTATTAACCTAGAAGCCTATAAGAAAAACACAGAGGGTCTACTCTCATTCCTTACATGGTTAGAAGGTCAGGACACAGCGGATTGGAAATACACAGAGAAAGCCCCTGTGTGGTCTTATTATGGAAACACAGCGAGCACTTGGGAAGGCTCAGACTACGCAAACTATAGCGATGAAACTTATCGGGAGTTTGTAAAAGAAGACCTCATGTGCATCTACTCAGGAGACACAGATGAAGCAATGGACATTATCGAAAATTGCAAAGGGTTTAAATCATGGTTAGCTGTGAGTAATAAGTCCTATGCATTGTATAAAGACAGCACAGTGCTAGATAGCCTGAAACAACTTGTGACCGAGCTGGGAATGGAATATAAACCAGCATAGCAAAGTACAGATAATACACTATAAAGAATAATCCCCTGTGTTATATTCTTTAGTATGCATTAATTGTACTTTAGTAAAATAAGAAAGGATAGTACAGATAATACACTATAAAGAAATATAGCTATGTGTTATTCTTTAGCTGGTATTATCTGTACTTTGGTATAAAGAATGAGTAAGCAGATAGTAAGGGTAAAAGAAAGATATCCTGATTGGGAATTTGTAGGTGTTGAAGCTGTTATCTTGAGGAGGGACAAAGGGACTGTCTTGTTAGGATTTCCATTAGAAGGTTCTATTGGTTGGTATGACAGCCGTTATAGTACCGAGTATCGTTGCTGGTGGATTTCTTCAGGTTACCTAGAATCTATAACAACAATCACAAGAAGCAGGTTCAGATGAGTAAAACTTATGTGAGAATAAAAGAGGGTTACCATAAAGCCAATATGATAGGTCAGACAGCTGTGCTAATAGAAATGGGTACTGAGTTTTATGCCTATAGAGCTTTAATTGGCTTTCCTTTAGATAGCCCCTTTGGTTGGTATGATGAGACTATGAGCACAGAGTATAACTGCTGGTACATACTCAATGACTATATAGAGCCTGTGCAAGTATTTTCGCACAATAAGTTTAAGTGAGGTATAAGATGAAAGAACTAGTAGGTAGAAGAGCAAGAATACTAGACGCAAGTACTCCTGAAATAGTAGGTAAGACTGTGAAGATACTGTATGTTGAGGCTGATAACACTGCCATAATAGGATTTCATAAGGACAGTCGTTTTGGGTGGAAACATGAAAGTTTTCCGGGTTATAAATGCTGGTATGTCAGCTTACGCATACTTGAGCTTATACCTTCTGTGACAAACAGCAAGTTTAAGTGAGGTATGACATGAAAAGATTTAAAATTAGAGACAGAGTGGTTGTGTTAGATAATTTCAACACTACAGCTAAAGGCAAGGTGGGCACTATAATAGCCAATAGGGACAGAGGACATGTAGTAGGCTTCTTCTGTGAAGGTGTGCAGACAAACTATGAGCTGGAGGATTGGTTATATAAATATCCGGGATTAAAAGCTACTTGGTGGTTTGACTCTAGAGGATTAGAGCTTGCTAACCCCTTCACAAATAATAGATTTAGATAGGAGTTAGCATGACACAAAAACTAAAAATAGGTCAACAAGTAAGAGTTACTTGTAATTTTGATGGCAATACAACTAAGGATAAAGTAGGTGAGGTGCTGTTTACTTGGGAAGGTAGAGCTCTTATAGGCTTCTTTTGTGGTGGGGTAAGGACAAATCATAGTTTACATGAATATAAGCACCTTTATAGAGGACTAAAGGCTACTTGGAGTGTTTCTTATCAATACCTAACAACCACTATTATCTCAAAGAATAAATTTAGATAGGAGTAAGCTATGGCTAGAAGATTTAAGGTAGGTGATAAGATAAGGCTTAAGCCACATACTGAGTTAGGACTAACGGAATATACATGGGGTACTATTATAGTTGAGGATATTGACCCTAATACAGAATATCCATACAGAGTCAAGATTATGACTACTCCTTCTGATGTAAGTATAGACAGTCTTTGGAGTAAGGAAAGTGATGGGTATTCATCATGGGTGGCTAGAAATGAATATGTAGACTCACAGTTTACTAAAAATAAATCCAAATAATTTGCAAAAAGGTATTGACTTTATAAAACTAAGGTGTATAATGGAATTATCGGCAGGAGAAAGGAGAGAATATGGAATATATTAAAATACCTGCAAATGCGTTAGACCAAATTGAGAACAAAGCAGAGCTTGTCTTGTTTGGTCTTTATTATAGTCAAATTTCAAGAGGTCAGATGGAGAACTACTTTACACAGGAATATGTGTATGACATTCTCAAAATGAACTCAAGGACTTTCACAGCTGGTATCAAGAGCCTCTATGATAAAGAGCTTCTACGCTGGGGCTGGGGAAGACGAGATGGAGCAGAGTATTGGGCACGAAAAGTTATGCCTGATAAACTCTACTGGGGTATTGAGGAGGAAAGCACAAACTACCTAGCAATGCAGACTTGGTGGGCTGGTAAGTTAAGGCTACCTTATAACGCTCTTGTGTTCCTCTCAGCCTTCAACTCACAGGCTAGAAAAGAGGGCAAGCTTGGTGAGGATTACAGCTTTGCACCAGATAAGTTAGAGAATATCGCCTCTGTGTTCAATATGAGCCGGTCTACTCTGACAAACACACTGAGCCTACTAGAAGAGCTCGGTATCCTGACACGGAAACGGGTAACAGGGCAAGGAGTTCTAATCACTGTGAATGGGTTATTTTTACAACAGGAAGCTCCTACAGCACAGGAAACAGCAGAACTTATCTACAATATCATGCCTGAGAACAGCCTGATTAAAGAGGCTATCACGTTTGAGAAATCAGATAACTGGTATTGTGAGTATAAGGAGACTTTGCACCCTACAAACAAGACCATGGATAGCACTAAGCTACAGCTTGTGAAATCGTGGCTACGCTCACTAAAGCGCTCTTGTAATGATGTTTTTATGGCTCTGGTTGATATTATGCGACCTTGTGTAAACATGATTACAATACCGCTAAAGAGCACACAGCAAAAGCTGGCTCTTGCCGGTGTACCTGATGAGTTCTATGATGAGCCCGTTCAAGTACAGAATGTTTCACATGAAACATTTAGCACAGAGGCAGATAGCTCAGAAGAGCCTGTGACCTCTTATATTGGCTGGTTTGAGATTATCAAGTATCAGGGCAAGAGATATGCTGAAATCCCTGTAGAGGGCACAGAAGGCAACCTACACATGTCTCTGGTAGAAATCCCTGACCTTGTAGAAGACCAAGATGATTATGAGGACTGGTACAGCTATGCAGAACGAGGTGAAAGCGACCTGTGGGTTAAGAAAACAGAAGAACTTGACCGAGAAATGCTAGAAGAAGAACTGAAATATCCCGGTGGTCATGGAAATGCCTTCCGTAGGAAACATGGCTTGCCTGAGATTGACATGTCCTATAACCCTTATGATATTGAGGCTGATGAGGACGCTCAGGCACTTGGGATACATTGGATAGGAGAGGAAAATTGTGACGATTAACATTTTTATTGAGGAGGTGCTAGCCAAGAACTTTGGACCTGATGATGAGGTAAAAGTGGGACTTAATTATAAGTTCACAAATGAAAAAGACCCTAAGAAGCGATTTGCAAGGGACTTTGTAGAAACCTCAATTAGCCTCAAAGCCCTTAAAAAGTATCTGGGCTCACAGAGGAAGAAAGCAGAGCTCTATGTGTGTCCTACCCCTATCAAAGGCAAGAAACGCCTTAAGGAGAACGCACAGGAGACTTACCTTGTGTTCATGGATATTGACGGGGAAAGAGTACCTGAAAAGTATTTCAAGCCTAGCTATGTCTGGGAGACTAGCCCCAAAAAGTACCAAGGTGTATGGATTTTAGATAATCCTCTAACCCCTGAGGAACATGAGAAGGTGGCTAGAACACTGGTACAAAAGTATGGGTTTGATAAGACAAGCTCAGACATTGTGCACTACTACCGTGTGCCTCAGACAGTCAATCATAAGTACAAGAGTGATTTCAATATCACAGGGTTGCAGGGTGAGGGCACTGTGTTTCGCAAGTCAGAGTTCATTAAGCGTCTAAAGAAATTCTTTAAACAAGCTAAGACAGCTGTGGCTGAAACTGGTGAGATTAAGAAAAGACGTTTTGACCTGAACGAGCTACTTGACCGATATGACCTAGCCTCTGTGTTTGATAACAAGGTAGTAGGAACTGACCGGAGTGAGTATTGCTTCCTGATTGAGCAGAAAATGATTAACCAAGGAGCAAGAAAAGAGGAGGTATACTTTGTACTCCTAAACTCAGACATTGCTATGAGCAAATATAAGACTGAGAAAGCCTTACAGAAGGAAATTCACAGGGTGTTTGCCAAGCTAGAACCCGATAAGCGACCTAGTGACAGAATGTCTTCCTTTGGTAAAGTACACACAGGAGGGGTCACAAAGGCTAACAATGAGAAGGTTAAAATCTTATCCCTCAAAGACATTGAGGAATGGGACGGTAAGGATTTCTGGCTGATTGAAGGTCTGTGGGCTAATCACTCAGTCGGTATCATTGGAGCACCTTCTAAGAGCTTTAAATCAACTCTAACACTTAATATGGCTGTGTCAGTGGCTACAGGACGAGACTTTGATGGTCACAAGGTTAAGCAGGGTGGAGTTCTCATTGTGCAAGGGGAAAATAACCCTAGCATGGAAAAGGCTAAGCTCAAAACCATGGCAGGCACAGAGGACTTACCGATTTATTACACAGAAGCTCCTGTGTTCTTAGACCGGATACATCATCTAAAGTCTTTTGTCAAGAAGAATGACATTAAGCTACTGATACTAGACCCTATGTATTTATTGTTTGGCTCTGGTGACATTAACAAACATCAAGATGTGGCTGATAGGCTACGGGCAGTCTCAGAGTTTCGTGATGAGACAGGTTGCTCTGTGATTATAGTTCACCACACACGGAAGATTGAGCGTGGAGGTAAGGTAGGTACAAGCGACTTATATGGCTCTACCTTTATCGAAGGCTGGTATGAAAGTATGATTACCTTGCAACGTAAAGGAGCTACTACCTCTAAGATGACAACTTATTTCCGTAACTTTAGGTCTGGTGATGTTTATATCCTACAGGTTGATGACCCTAGGGGAGCTAAACTACAGTACCTAAGCGACGAGGAAGCTGATTTTGGTCAGCTAATCAAGAAAGGTCCTGATAAATGATAGTATATGATTATTATTGTAAGGATTGTGAAAAAGAATATGAAACTATTTTAGACCATGTTCCTTATGAGTGTGAACATTGTGGGGGATATGAACTAACGATAACATGGAGGGCGAAAGCTTATGACTGAAAAACAAGTAGTGCCAAAAGTAAGGGCATGGATAAAATCGGAGGGTTGTTTTTCTGATTATGTTGAGACTATAAGATATTACTCATCAGAGATTGACCTGTGTTGGGGAGGTATTTGTGAGAGTGATACCTTTAATCTTGATGATGTAGAGCTAATGCTTTACACAGGAGTTACAGATAAGAATGGAAAAGAAATCTATGAAGGTGATTTAATTACAAAAACTGGAGTGTTTAACAGTGTAGTTTGTTATGGTAAATGGAAGTATGAAGAAGATTTTGGAGCTAAATCAGAGTCTTTAGGCTTTTATATTGATAACTCCTATGAGGATGACCTTTGGTGTGAACCATTTAGGTATACTGAGGTAAATAGTAATTATGAAGTAGTAGGAAATATTTATGAAAATGGAGATAAGGTAGGATATGGAGATGAATAAAATGAAATTTACAGCAAGCCTGGTTGTTTTGGCAGGGCTATTAGTTGCCCCTAATGTACTAGCAAGTGAGGTTGCTAAAGAAGGTACTCAGATTAAGGTCACAGAGCCTGAAATCACTTACAGCTCAGAGGCTGCTGAGACTTATGTGAATAAGGATTTAACTTACCATACGGAAATCCCTGATGAGGTAGAGATTAACGAGGGCGATACACTCACTTACACTCTACCAGAACAGCTTCAGTGGACAACTACACAGGAATTTGAGGTAACTAGCCCTGAGGGAAATGTGGTAGGACGAGCAGTGGCTTCTAATGAAACACAGTCAGTTACAACCACGTTTAACAGCTACTTTAGTGAGCACCCGTTAGACAAGAGCTTTGATATGACGCTCAAGACCATGTGGAAGAAAGAGGCAGTCACAGAACGTGAAAAGTATGACCTCAATTTCAATGGAACTATTGTGAAGCAGGCAGAGGTTAAGCCTCAAACACCTGCAAACTCACAGGAAATTGTTGCCAAGTGGGGCTGGCAGGATAAAGATGACCCTTCCCTTGTGCAATGGGGAGGACGGGTGAACTTTGTTAAGCACCACCTCACAGATGTGAATGTATCCGATACGTGGGATGATAACAACGAGTACGTTGAAGGTTCTATGCGTATCTTTGAACTATCATCAGCAGAGCCTTGGGTAGGGATTAGAGAAATTCCTCTCTCAGAGGTTAATGTTCAGTTCTATAAGAATGGATTTAAGTTTAGTATTCCTGATGTGACTAACATTATCAGTGTGGAATACAAAACACGGCTCAAAAACAAGCTACAAAATCCTGTGAACGTGCTGAGCTTTACAGCAATTGGACAGGAATACAGCTTTGAACGTGAAATCACAGTAGCTAATGCTACAGGCTCAGCTAAAGGCAAGGTGCGACCATTCACTTATGATGTACCGCCAGCTCCTGTGTATGACATTCCAGAGTTTGAGGGAGGTGTAGTTCCAAATGACCCTCCTGTGTTGGATAAACCAGAGCTTAATATTAATGATATTGAGCAAACACCCCCAGCACCAATCTTTGAGCTTCCTGAGTGGCAAGGCGGAGTTATTCCGAATGACCCCCCAGTAGTAGATAAACCAGAATGGAATGGTGGAGTAGTACCGAATGACCCTCCTGTGCTAGACCTTCCTGAAATCAATATTGATGATGTACCAGTATTGCCGCCAGCCCCTGTGCATGAGTTGCCAGAGCTTGATGTACCTGATGTACCTACAGAAGAGCCTAAAACACCTCCAACACAAGAGGAATTGCCTTCTGCAAGCGCTGAGGTTAAGTCACAGGACAAGAAGGTGTTGCCTAAGACAGGCTCAAAAGAAGACGGTATTTTAGTGAATATTGCTTTTGGTATCATCTTTATTGTAGCTTGTGTCAAAGCTTACTTTACTAAGAAGGACTAAACTATGACTAAAGAATGGAAATATCTGTATATTCAAAAGTCATGTGTAAAGTTCTTTGCTATGAAAGACTATGTAGAGCTCAGCCTACCTAACATGGAAAGAGCCACAGTAGCCTATGTGCCTAGAAAGCTTATAAAGAATGTATATGACGCAGGTAACGGATATTTCTTAAAGCTATCCTACCTAGATGAAATGTACTTTAGAGGCTCTGAGGCTGTAGGAAGCTACTACCAAGAGGTATTGCTGAGAATGTCTACTGTGAAGAATAGCTTAATACACATGCATAATCATGTGGCAGAATGTATCAGCCTTGCTAAAGAGGCAGAAGAAAGACGAGGAATGAGATAATGAAGAAATTTATGGCTTGGGTGCTAGGAACAGTAATCACTTTACTGTTCTGTGTACCTGCTAGTTTTGCAATGTATATCGCTATGGGAAGCCTACTTGCTCCTGAGCTGGTTAAAGTAGGTCCTGTGATTGGTATTATCAGCTTTCTATCATCTGTAGTATTCTACTTTGCAGGAGCTATGATGGGAACGGGAGCTTACTATACAATGACAGGACGGTAACATGAAGAAAAGAGACTTAATGGTACTGGCTAAACGGCTATCACAAGTAGAGCTCTTTTCCCTAGATATTGAAACCACAGGGCTGGATAGGTACAGGGACAAGATAGTCTCTGTGCAAATCAGCTATGACTTTAATGGGAAGGAATATGACCACTTTATTTGGTGGGAGCAGTACACTAAAGATGAGTGGAAAGCCTTCCTGAAAGCCATAGCCAAGCTGAATATGGTTACACACAATGGCAAGTTTGATATTCTGTTTCTATATGTTCATACAGGAGTATTCATGGAGCTTTACATGGATACACAGGTGCTGGCTCATGTATCTGGTGAAGTAGAGCTTGGCTTGAAGCCTCTTGTGGTAAAATATTTTGGTGATGATTATGATGTGAGCAAGGAAATTAAAGTCTCAGGTAAGCGAGACAGCCTGACTACACTCAAAGGATTTATCACAAAGTATTTCACAGGAGTAGAGCTTGTCATGGAACAGACTACTGAGGAAAATGCTAATGCCTTCCTGTTAGGGCTAAAGACCAAGGCACAGAAGAACGCTTGTAACCTCATTGACAATGGGGACGGAACGTTTGATGTAACCAGAAAATGGGTACATGAGAATAGGACAGCTATGAATAAGTTAGCTCAGCAGGTCTATGATGAACTTGAAGGAGATATACTTATCACTGGAATGTCCATAGAAGCCACTGACAGGCTCTGTAAGGCGTTTGAAAGTCTTGATAGTGTAATTGTACTAGAGATGCTAAAAGACGTGACACAGGAGCTTGTAGATGCTAATAACAAGAAGCTAGTTGTTTATGGAAAGAAGGACACACGATATACGCTTAAGCTAGTGCCTATTTTTAAGAAAATCATCACAAAGTATAAGATGATTAAGGTGTACAAGCATGAAATGAGAGCCTACAAAGCCTATTCTATCATTGAGAAACAAGGTATCTATCTTGACCCTGAGCGACACAAGGTAAGTGAGAAGCTAAGGGCTGAGTACACAGAGCTCCTTGAAGAGCTCAATGAGGTGGCTGAAATCAACTGGAACTCAACACAGCAGGTAGCCAAGGTATTGTTTGGTAAGAAGGGCGCTCCTGTGATTGTAGATGGTAAAGAGGTTGGAAAGTCCTTGGGGCTGAAACCTGTGAAGAAGAGTGGCTCAGGAAATCCTAGCACAGATGATGAAACTCTTGTGGAGCTGTCAGCGGTAAGTGAGGTTGCTAAGAACCTGAGAGAGTACAAGCGATTAACTAAGCTGGATACGTTTATCAAGTCATGGGACGAGATAGCCGTGGACGGACAAATTCACCCTAGCTTTAATATCACAGCTAGGACAGGAAGGACAACCTGCTCAAACCCGAACCTTAAATATGCTGGGGGTTCGTTAAACTACGTGAACTCAGTGAAGCCCCCCATTATTATAGGGTAATACTGAGCCAAGCCTATTGGTGACAGTAGGAAGGTGCAACGGCTAGATAGAGTAATCTCATTGAGAAGAAATATCCAAGAGTGCGTAGCCCCTAGTTTACTCTCCTTAAGGTTTGTGTTATAATAGTTATAGCAAATACCTTGGAGGATAATATGTATAAAGATAAAGATTTTTTATATAAAAAATTCATAACTGAAAGACAAACTGTGAAGAGTATAGCAGAGGAATGTGGTGTCAGTAAGGGCACTGTAGAAACGTATTTAAGAAAGTTCTCTATCAAAAGGGGTAATATTAAAAATACTATAAAAAGTGACTCTGTTGATACAAAATCGCCTATATTTAACTATTATGCTGGTCTTATCGCTACAGATGGTTATATGGACAAAAAAGTTCCTAGAGTATCGTTAAGGTGCAAAAACTTAGGCTGTGATAAAGTATTCACCAATTTAAAGAAATACTTTAGTTTCACAGGAGATGTAAGGAACTATGGAGAGTCTTTTGATTTAACTATAACCTCTGTGCTATTGAGAGAGGCTTTAGTTAATATAGGAGTGTCTCCACTAGGAAAGGTTCATAATACATTCCCTAAACAATTTTATAGTGAAGATTGTGCAAGAATGTATGCTAGAGGATTGCTAGATGGTGATGGTAGCATAAAAGTAAACAAGTTATTTAGAATAACACTCACAAATAAAAATTTTCTACTTGCACTATCAATGTACCTAAATAATACTTTAGGTACACAGACAGTTGTTAAGCCGGATAGAAAATATTGGAAAATAGAAATGTCACGGAAAGATAGCACTATTTTTCTTAGGTGGGTTTATAAAGGTTATGAAGATTTTAGATTTTTAGATAAATACTACAGGTATCTAGGGTGAAGATATAGTCTGAACTTACAGAATGGTAAACTGTAAGAACTAGGGGATAAAAAGCCTCTAGGGTAACAGGTATTGTCAGCAAGTACCACAAAATAGCAATGTGCGTGGAATTATACATGGAAGAAAATGGTATAATATTATAGAAGCGGATTACTCCCAGCTTGAACTGCGGGTAGCCGCTGAATTTTCAGGAGATAAGAATATGATACATGCTTACCAATCGGGAAGCGATTTACATACAAAGACGCAAGAGCTGATGTTTGGAAACCTTGAGGGGTTAGACCATGATGAGCTTAAGAGAAAGCGTACTCAGGCTAAATCATGTTTCAGTGGAGATACTGAAATATTGACAGACAAGGGATTTGTACCGTTCAATATGTATGACGGGGTAACTAAGGTAGCTCAGTATAATATTGAGTCACAAGAGATTAGTTACACAGAGCCGTTAGACTTCAGAATGATACCTAACCAGAAAATCTGTGTGTTTGAAAATGAGAGCACCTCACTAAAACTAACACCAAACCATGAGTGTATTATTCAAGTACAGAATACTAGAAAATACATGAAGAAGCTTCCATTTGAGGAACTGGCAGGTCATGGACAAGCTAAATATGCTTGGGTAAATGCAGGTTACTACAACTATGATAAAGAAAAGTTCATTGATGATAGACTGACAAGGTTTGTTGCCTGCTTTGTTGCAGACGGAAGCTATAGTGCCTCAAAAAACGCTATCAAATTTGGGTTTACAAAGAAACGCAAGATTGATAGGTTTAGATGGTTACTAAAAGAGCTAGGAGTGTCCTGTGAGCCGAAAGTGCAAGGGAAATTGAGGGTAAGTTTCTTTACATTAAGCGACTTTAAACTATTAAACCTTGTGAAGAGATACTGTATCGAAGATAAAACTCTCCGTGAGCCCTCTCTTACTGAGCTAAATCCTCTTGTGTACCTTGAGGAAGCAGGTCATTGGGATGGTCATACTAATAAGTTTGGTCTAATTAGAGTATCCTCAACAAACAAGGAGACTTTAGATAAAATGCAGATAATGGCACTACAGTCTGGAGTCCGTGCAAGGCTTATCCTAAGAAATGAAGCTTATGATAATGTCAGTACCACTTGGGAATTATCTTATAACCTTGCTAAAAATCCTTTAAGTAGGTTTGAGAGTAAGGATATTGACACACGAACTCACCATAATGCAAACTATAATGTCTACTGTGTAACTGTCCCTGAGCATAATATTGTAATCCGTCATAATGGAAAAGTATCAATACAAGGAAACTGCAATTTCGGATTTATCTATGGTATGCAGGCTAAGTCATTCCGAGATTATGCAAAGGGATATGGATTAGATTTGTCACAAGAAGAGGCAGAAGATTTCCGTAACAAATTCTTTGAAGCCTATCCTACCTTACCTACGTGGCACAAGAAGAACATTAACTTTGCCCAAAGTTATGGTTATGTAGAGTCTCCTATAGGGCGTAAACGCTTCTTAAGGGACATCTGGTCTGATGATTGGGTGAAGCGCTCTTCTGCTGAAAGGCAAGCCCTTAACTCAGCTGTGCAAGGGTTTGGAAGTGATTGCTGTATCTCAGCCATGGCAGATATTGTATTCTCAGATGATTTAGACCACAGCAGGGCTAGAATAATTGGCACAGTGCATGACGCCATTCTTGTAGAAGCTGAGGAAGATTATGCACAGGAAGCTGCTGAGATTATCAAGAAGCACATGGAGAACCCCTCAATACTGAAAGGAATAAAGATGGAAGTACCTCTTGTGGCTGACGTAGAAATCGGCAAGGGCTGGGGTCTTCACTAAGGAGGAAAATATGATTGAAGAATACTGTAATAAATGGGGAATACTCCCTGAGTGCCTACACATTGTAGAATGTTTGGAAGGCAATGAGCACTACACCTATGCTGGGGGCAATGTTCACTCAGCTAAGGAAGGTGACTATATTGTTGTATCAGATGACCTGCTCACCTTCTCTGTGCGTAAGGTTACTGATGTGTTCCAAAACAAGGAGGTAGTGAAGGCTATCCTAAATGGTGACCCTGATGTTTACCCTATTGTGCAAAATGTCTCAAGTGGTGTTAAGTGCCTGCTCAGAACAGCTGACAAAGTAGCTGACAATGACAGACTTAATACTATGCTAAAGGAGCGTCTAGGAGTTACCCTCACTGAGGTAAACAAGGCTCTAAAGGAGTTTAAGCATGATAATCTGGAATAAGAATTGCTACACAGAGCAGGAATATCGTGATATTAAGAAGCAAAATCGCAAGGCTTTCTTACTAGACCCTGAGGGCTACTGTGAAAAGCAGAAGGAGTTCAATCTAAAGTATGTACTAGTCACAGATAAGAATACCTACTACATGAATAACTGGATTAAAGGCACAGGGTATATCAAGAAGGAACTTGGAGATAATGTAGGACGATATTGGTCAGCCATGGAGGTGTTTAACCTCAAACATGCCTTACCTAAGAACTATGTCTCTCTGAAATTCTCAGTAGACGTAGGGGATAATATCCTTGTAAGGTATATCTCACATACCTGCATGTTCGAGTGTATGATTAGGGAGACAACCCTGAACTACAAAATTTACTATGGTGATAAAAAGGAAATTGAGGAGGTGGTACTGTAATGCCTAAGACAAGTATCAAAATGCAAATTGAGCTTCCTAAGGAGCTTTCAGACAACTTACTGACTATCTCAGGGTATTTAGGGATTAAGCGTAACGAGGTAATCGCTGACGCTTTACGTGAATACTCAGAGCGTGTGACACCTAATGCACAGGAATATGAGCGCAAGCTCTCAGAATACAAAGAAATGCTACAGAAAGAGCTGTTCGGAGTAGAAGCTCCTGTGAAAGATGTTGATGTAATTGAGTCAGATGAGGACGATTACAAGGAAGATGATAAAGATGTAGAAAACTTTATGAAGGAGCTTGGACTTAAATGACAGTAAACAAAGACAGCTCAGTAGGTATCACAGAAGACCTGATTACAAATATCATGAACCTCTGTGCCTCTGAGTACCACATGAATATCCTTGTAAGGAAATATGAGGATAAGCTCTCATTCTGGTATGCAGATAACGCTAAAGAAGACCAAGATGAGATTATGAGAGTAGACGAAGCTCTGAGAGAGACTGAGCTTCTCTTGAAGGAAACCACAGAAAACCGACGTAAGGCAATGAAGCTACTAAAGGAGCAGGCTAATGAGGAAGGTAACCCTGATATGTGGTGTCTGCTCAAGCACATGTTCACAGCTGTTATCACCTCCTTTGAGGTATGGCAGGTAGACCTATCTAACCTTAAAGCTAAGTATGGCTTTATTGAGCAGTCACGAGCAATGAATAAGGTGCTGGCAATGTTCCTAGGCTTCCCTGTGACACCATGCTCAGCCTGTCTTACAGACCAACTGGAACAGGAAGGGAAGTAGCAATGGCAATAGGAGATATTCTTGATTTAATGAGTCCTTATGCTCAGTGTGAGATTGCCTACTATCGGAATGATGATACTGTAGTGCCTTACTGTTACCGCTTTGATGGCTTTACAACACAGCACACAAAGGAGTTTAAGCTACTTGACAAGACTATCCCTGTGAAAAAGATTACTACAAGAAACCATGTAATCATGCTGATTGTAACACAGGAGGAGTTAATTGGTAGTTGAGATTGTAACAAACCCTTACTACTTATCAACAAAGAATACACGAATAAATGTACTAGCACAGGTGAGAGAGTTTAAGAAGACTCTTGAGAGCTATGGTGTTGGGTATAAAGTAGTGGAGCTTGATGATGAGCACAAGGAGTTCCTATATGAGATTATGGAGGAGGACTATTATAAATTAGTAAGATTTAAAGGCCCTATGCCTGACTCATTTGAGGAAATGTTAGAAAAGCCTGAGTTTATGAGAAATTCCTTTGTGATTGACAGGGATAAGTTTAAGATAGGCTTCGTAAACTCAGAAGAAGACCCTTACAGCATGTCGGTATTTAAGCCTCGTGCTATGAGGAATGTAACTAGAATGGATAATTTATCCACAGCATATTACGAAAGAGGGGTATCATGAACAGATATAGTATTTCACGGGTAAACACTTACCTAGAAAATCCATGGAAGCACTGGTGCAAGTATATTGCAAAGTACAAGCCAAAAGAAGGCAAAATCAACACTGTGTACATGGACAGAGGAACAGTCATGCACCGTGTCATGGAGCTTGTAGCTACAGGCACAGATAGCAAGGAAGCACTAAAGCAAGCCTCTGTTGTAGACTTTGCACAGGAAAGTATTGATGGGGGAATTAGAGCCTCTGAGCGCTACTTCGAACACTTCGGATTTGAAGGTCTATTCAAGACTACTGAGGTTGAAAAAGAGATTACTCTCGACATTTCAGAGGAAGTCGGTCTTGGCACAGAGGTAGGATTTATCGGCTATGTAGACGCAGTTCGGACTAATGAAGACAACTCTGTGACCTTGGTTGATTATAAGACATATAGCACAAAACCTGCACAGGATAAAATGGTGCTATCATTACAGGCTAACATGTATATGTATGTCATGACTAAGCTAGGCTACAATGTGCGAAACTTTGTGTTTGAATGTATCAATCCTAAGGAGAAGCTGGTAGGTAGAGCCTACAAATACCTTGCTATTGATATGCCTTACCGTGAGGCTCTGTGTGATGAGTTCTTTGAGCAGTTCTGTATGCTGGTACGAATGATTGAGCAAAATCCTGAGTTCAAAATGTATAAGTATGGAGACTACATGCCTGACATCTATGATGAGCTATTCAAGGTATGGCAAGGAATTGTCACAGAGGACTTTGATACCTTTGTAGCAGAGAACTTTTTGGAGGAAGAGTGATATGTGGAGAGAACTTCTTACAGGTATCATGGGAGTATTGTTAATCTTATCCTGTACACTCATAGTTGGCTCAGGGGTACTCTTACTACTGATTTATGTGAAGACACCATTACAACTACTCTTTGTGGGGTTAGGACTGGTTGTGTTTTCACTAGGAGTTATTGGAATTTTATTGAGGGACTGATATGTGGAAATACTTGTTTGCCGTAGCCCTAGGCTTTATAATCGGGGCACTAGCTTACTCATACCATATTCAAGAGCACACAATGCCTATTGAAGAGGTTGAGCAACGCTATATCACAAAAGATGATGGAGCTGACTTAGCTAAGAAAGCTTATTTTGAAGGAAGAAAAGACCAGCAGGAAGAAGACCTAGAGCTTCGTTCAGCGGTTCAGGAGGATAAAAATGGAGGAAATTAGAAACCCTCAGCGTTATACACAGGAAGGCAATAAAATGGAGTGCTGGGACTTCTGGCTACACTATGGGCTTAACCCCTTAATTGCCTCAGCTGTGAAGTATGTATGGCGCTATAAGGATAAGAATGGAAAACATGACCTTGAAAAGGCTCTTGTATTCTTAGAAAAGGCATATAAGGAAGCCTATAAAGTACAATATTCAGGACTTAAAAGACCTCCACTAGACCGTGATGATTTTAAGTCAATGGATTTTACACAATTCCTTATTATTGAGAACTCTACGCTAACAGTAGACCAGAAAACCTATATATTGGGTATAAATAATATGTTTACACTAATAGAAAAATTGATTGGAGAAGAATATGACATTTATTAAGAAACACCTTGGAGCTATTGTAAGCGTAGTATTGGCTATTGGAATTGTAATCAATGGAGTAGAGCTTCGTGCTACTAAAGCTGAGTTTGCTAAGCTAAAAAAAGACACAGAAGCTCGTATCACTAAGATTACAAAGGCTACTGAAAACTATGGTAAGAAGCTTGATGAAGCCCTTGAGGCTAATAACAAGGTGAACAAGAGCCTAGATGAGCTGATTGCTTCCTTGAAGGCTAAGTATGTAGACAACAACGGAGGTCAGTAATGGAATACATCATTATTGGAGTAATGTTCCTCATAATGCTGTTGATGTTCTTCTGTGACATTGGTAAGTACAGTGGCTATCCTAAGGAGTCCCTAATCCGTGTACGCTATAAGGACACAAAATACTCCTTTGGGACACAGGCAGTCAATGGGGACTGTGTAGATATGTATGTACCTCAGGATATTGAGTATAAGGCAGGAGATACTGTTAAGGTTGACTTTGGGGTAGCAATGGAGCTCCCTGTAGGTTATGAAGCCCATGTATATCCACGCTCAAGTACCTTTAAGAACACAGGGCTGTTATTGACTAACTCTGTGGGTATCATTGACAATGACTATAACGGCGATGATGATACTTGGGGAGCTATGTTCTATGCCACACGTGATGGTAAGCTTGAAGCTGGTCAGCGTGTGTGTCAGTTCCGTATCTTTAGAAATCAGCCTGACCTCATTTTCTTACCAGTAAAACACTTAGGTAACGAGAATAGAGGTGGATATGGCTCGACGGGTAAATAGGAAGTTGCCATGGGTGAAGTTTCGTGATACTGAAATGGCTCAAGGAAGTAGACTCACCCTGAGGGCTTTCTACAGGTATAACAAAGGGCGTAATAAGATATATGTCTATAAGAAAGACGGATATACGCCTGAATTTATCATCAATAACACAGGGCATATTAACTATGATTGGGGAAGAAGTAACCTAAGAGAGTATGGTTCAAGTACAATTTTACAATTTTATGTAAAAAATGATGAATTTTTTGTAAAAATTTAGCAAAAAGGTATTGACTTACTCAATCCCCTGTGATACACTATATTAGAACTAAACAAAAAGGAGATATTGCAATGAAACTTAAATCATTGTCTAAGGTGCGCCTACACCAAATGACCGTACTTTTCGGAAAAAGCGGTTCAGGCAAAACAAGTGTGATTAACTCACTTCCGGGCAAAACGCTCATCATTGACACTGACCGTGGATTAGCTTCTGTGAGCCCAACTGATAGCGTTGATGTAGCTGAGTGCTACAACTGGGAAGACATTCTTGAAGCATTTGCAATCGCTAAGACAGGTGACTACGAAAGCATTGCTGTTGACCACTTTACAAACGTCCAAGAGTTGTGCTACAAGCATATCATGGAAAAGTACAAAGTGGATAAAATGCAAATCCAGCACTACGGAGAAGCCTCTCCACTGCTTAAAGGGCTTGTTGACCAGCTGGTCGGTTTTAGCTATGATGGCAAGAACGTACTTGTGCTTGCACAGGAAATGAGCATTAACGTTGAGGAAGACGAAGGGGAAGATGTACCACGGGTAATCTGTCCTAATGTATCTCCAGCTGTACGCTCATACTTGCAAGCTTCTGCACGGATTGTAGCCCATACACAGAAGGAAAACAAGAAGACCTTTGAGAATGGTAAGAAGTCCATTGAGGAAGTCTATATTGCTCAGGTAGCAGGTAACCCTATCTTGACTACCAAGGTTACACGCAAGCCGGGAATTGAAATTCCTAACAAGATTAAGAACCCTACATGGGCTAAGCTCACAAAACTTATCACAGGAGAGACTGCCAAGAAGCCAGCTAAGGCTAAAGAGGAAGAAGCCCATGTGAAAGAAGAAAAACCAAAACGCACAAAGAAAGCTAAGAAAACAGAAGAATAGGAGATATAATCATGTCAAAAATTAAATTTACAGCAGAAAAGAACGAAGGACTTTCATTTACTTATACAGAAGGTACATTTACAGTAGTTATCCAAGCCTTTGAGTGGGTAGAGCCATCAGGTCAAGGTAAGAAGCCTTACTACAAGGTAACATTCCGTGGAGATTTTGGTACTGATACTAAGACTTACGGCTTCCGTATGTTTGATACAGCATTTGGACGTGCTGACCTTTATGACCTTGCTGAGGCTGTAGGACTTGACCCTAAAGGTGAAATGGACACAGAGGACTTTATTGACCGCTATGTGAACATTACCCTTGAAGAAGGCGAGCCTTACAATGACAAGCCTCAATGGGATGTGGTAGCGATTGAACCTGCTGGTGATGTCGAAGATGACGAAGACGATTACGCAGATGAAGATGACGAAGATGATGAGTGGGATGACTAATTCCCACAATGATATATTCATTGAGGAAGTCAATTCATGGTTAGAGAGAGGTAAGGACTCATTTGAGGGAGCACTTAGTCTTACTGATAGTAAGGTTACGCTTAACCCTAGAGAGTTCCCACCTCTCTTTTATCTAAAAGAAAATGTTCAGCGGATACTACACCTATTGGAGGTATATAAAAATGCTGATACATTTGACAAGCTACTTACTGTGTTCATAAACATATATGTCAAGGACTATGATACTATAATGGAGTATAGCCTTCCGGGAGGTTTCTATACCATTGAGGAGGCTTATACGCTGGCACAGAACATCAGGAATGGAAGTAGGGAAAGCTACTTTGAGTATTCCATAGGAGCGTTCATGTCAACTATACCTTACCTAGCTGTGGATAAGAGGGTAGGCTACTACAGCTTAATCAAAGCTATCAAGCCTATCACAGGATACTCTGGTAGACACATAGAGCTTGCCAACATGTTATATCTAATGCCTGAGTGTAAGGTATCTATGAGGCTAAGTCCTAACAGGAAGGAACAATTATTCAGGCTATATGATGTGTATGGAAGACTAGAGCACAGGAGTGAATTGACAACCTATATATCTAATATTGACTTTAGATGGTGGAGTTACCAAAACAGGAGGGTGTACCCCCCTGTGATTGGTGACTACAAGAAACTTACTATGAAGAAAGAGGATTTTATAATTCCTGAGAGGATAAAAAATGAGAACATTAACCTCCTATACGATAAAACATATAGATGAAATGGGGGACTGTTATCTTGAAGAGACAGTAGAGTCTCTCCAAGCTAGAAATGAACGGCTTCGTGAATGGGCAGGAGGCTATCCTTACTCAACTGTTAAGACAGGAGACATCACTGTGCTTAGTAAAATAAATGGGGAAGAGGTATGGTTCTATGTCAACAAAGATATTTGATGAAGCCTATGACAAGGAAATATTCGAATTAAATCGAAATATTCCTGACAGAGTAATTGCAGAAGACGGTACTCTCTATGACACAGAGGGTAATGAGATTTCCCTTGATGAGGCCATCAAACGCTATGTTGCCCTTGAGCGTGAGGTGAAGATACTCGCCGCTGTGAAGTCCACTAAGAGCAAGCTTCGCAATGAGTTTAACCTAAAGCGTAAGAAGGTCCTTCGTAAAGAGCAAGACATGTACTACCGCATTATTGCTGATTTACAGGAGACAAAGAAGCTCTCTAAGGCTGTAGGGCTGGCTAGAAACACCCTTACCACACGCCATGGTAAGCGTAGGAAGAAGCCTACTGTGAAGGAAGCCAAGGCAAGGCTAATGAAGGCTCTTAAGGAGTACGAACGTGCCAAGGACCGTGCACGAGAAGAGCGCCAGAGAAAAAGACAACAAAAAAAGACCAATTAAGGTCTTTTTATTTTTAGCAGTTACAGTCCTTCTTAGGTACTTCTGGAGTCTTCAAGCAATCTGGAAGCCCTGTGCCTGCAATAGGGTGATACTCAACCTTGATATTATGCACACGGAACGTACCTGATGAAGTATTGTTCTGAATAACCTCTATCACGATATTTTGTCCCTTAGGTAGCACAATGGTATCTGAGCAAGGCATAGCTCCATCTGTGAGCCCTGTCATTTGCCAGTGGATACCCCGTTGCTTAACCATATCAGACTCATCACCGGGCCAACCTTCACCGCTTGTGCGGACTACAAAGGTCATGGTGTTATCCACAGCAGGGTTAAGCTCATTACCATCAGCACACCAGCGGATATAGCAGTGCATGTCTTGGTCAAACGTACCACGCTTACCATCATCAATACCTCCCTGTGTGTCCCAGCCATACTCTGAGTCCTTATAGAGGTTGATAGCATACCGTGTCATGATAGGCTTGTAGAAGTTTTGCCCTTCTACCCCTGTGTGTCTGTAATACTTAGTTTCATAGCCCTGATTACCCTGAGCTTTCAGGTACTCTGTGATACATTGGAGTAAGTCCCAAATAGCACAGATGTTCTGAATAACATGCTCAAACTGACAAGCAATCTTTTGGAAAGCCCGTTTAAAAAAGTTTTTATCATAGCAGTCCTGATTTTGGGTTGCACAGGCGTATCTTCCGATACCCTCATTATTCTCTTTCCGTAGAGCGTCACAGTCTGCCGGATAAATATCCTCACAGGCGCAATCCTCATACCAGCACTTATCCTTATATTCTTCTTTGTATGAAGCCATTATCTTCCTACCTTTCCTTGAGCTATCCACTTATTATCTAGGTAGATACGGTTAGCTCCAAATCCTTCTGTCTTAGCCTTACTTTGGTCTATGGTTGAGTTAGGAGGTACTTTCCATGTACCATTGCCGTAGACCTTCATATCCTTATTGAGTGTAGTGAATGAGGTGAACTGACCTCCTGCTGTCTGTCTGATAGCCCAAGGCTTAATTAGCACAGCTGGTGAAATAATAATCTCAGATGGTATAGACCAATTTAAGAATATCTCAGAGGTTTTATTCCCTGAAAACCAACTGTGCTCTAGCTTAGCCACACTAGCAGATGAGTTAGTGGTATATAGGTTAAGCTCTACAGACTTATTGAATGGTCTGTTTACAGCCTCATTAAACCCTTTTGTGATAGGGAACTGCTTCTCTACCACAAGCTGGTCAAGAGCAGTAAACTTCATTCTAGCGTCAGCACCAGTAGGGTTCACAGGTTGGACTTCATACTTAGCAGTACCTACATAAATCTGTAGGTTGTTAATAATGATTTTGTCTCCCTTGAACCCAAAGGTTGGAATGACTTGGAACTGAACTTCTCCTTTACCTACTACAAATCCACTAACACTTTCTTCCCACACAGCGGAAGCATTATCCCAGCCAGAACGGACTTTAAACTCAGAGGTGTTTGTACTCTCTAACTTAAATTTTGTGTTAGCTTTAGCCCATGTCAGGGCTTCTTCCTTTGTGTTGAATGTTGGCATTACTCTACTCCTCCTGCAAGGTCACCAGCGTTAAGTGTGTTAGATGTTCGGATAGCTCTGTTTCCGTTAGGAGTTCCTCCAAACACGTTGATATTACCTGTAGCAATATGACGGTCAGCCTTGAGGCTACCAGCAAGAATGTCTGTACCAGCAACTTCCCAAGCACCTGAGTCTTTAAGGTCTTGTAGGAGCTTCTTCACAGCTGTCTCTAAACTATTATACTTAGTTTGTAGTGACCTAAGCTCTGAACGGTCTGCCTTAGAAGCTAAATCCCCAAATGTAACTAAGTCATTAGTATTCAAAGAGAAAGTTGTTCCGTTAAGGCTCAGCCCATTTCCTGCATAATACTTAGTATCGTTGTCAGCTCTACCCTCTAGGGCAGTCACCTTGGTGCTGAGCCCTTGTACAGTAGTGTTCAGCCTGTTAATGCCTTCTGTGACATCAGTATTGCTTGGTACGTCTAGCGAGCTTGCTCCCCAAGAACGAGGTCCTGTGCCCTCATAGAAGCACACACCAGCAATCTGTAGCACAGTGTTGGCTGGTACACTTCCATTCATACGTCCTAGGAGTACCTTAGGCGTAAATGGAGCTGTGTCATATACTTGGAAACTGGTAGTATAAAGAGCCCAGTTGGCATTTACCTTCACAGTGACATCACCATCAATGTTAGTATTCATTCCTCCTGTGGAGCTATACACAATGCATACTTTTGCAGGTGAGTACAGGTGGTTACCGAAAGTAATCTCACTAGTTGCCTTGGCAAAGAAGCTCACTGTGTACCATGTTCCCGGATTAAGAGGATAGCCTAGCTGAGCGTTAAAGGTATCAGCTGTACCACCTCCTGTGCCTCTGTTTTTCTCACTAATAGCTAGCCCTAGGTAGTTTCCATTAGGAGCTCCATAAGTGTTAGCAGAACCATCTCTAGTGCCCTTAATGAGGTTATCAGCACCTACCAGCAGTGTACCAGAAGGCTCTGGAATACTATCAGTCACAGGCTTAGTAGTCAGTGTCAGGTAATTAAATCTCACAGGGAAGGTCTTTAAGTCAATACCATCAATACGAACATTCAGGGCATTTACTTTCAAATCTTTCTCAGCAAGCGTCCATGTGTAGGTAATCTCGTTACCTTTAGCCTGCATAGACTGTTTACCTGCAAGCCAGCCTACATACCAGTTAGTCGGATTAGCCATGTCATAGGCTTCCAAAGCAAGCTGAGCAGTAGCAGGGATAGCTGATGTAGTGTTGACATCAAACTTAGCCTTAATGTAAAGCTTATCACCTACAGAGAAACCTAAGTCACCTAGAGACTTCTTATCTGTGAGATAGTATAGTGGGGCTGAATAATAGCCTGAACCTTCATAACGCTTACCTACCCAGCCGTTACCATGGTACTTGTTGATATAGTTCACAAGAGGAACTTCAACAGCCTTGGTTTCTAAAGCAGGGATTTTATCAATGTTAGCTTTCACAGCAGGGTCAAGTTTAACTTCCCAATCCTTAGTGGCAGTCTGTGTACTAACAATACCTTCTTTACCGATTACTGACACAGAGGCTACACCCTTAGGAGCTTTAAGTTCACCAATCTGGCGCTCTACGTTCTCTAGTCGCTCATTGGTAGGTACTTTTGTGCTGTCTAGTGACACAGTGTAGTCATTATTAGTTTTAGCTACCAGAATACCATTACCGGGCTTCACAGTAGTGATAGTATCTCTATCCTCTGTGACCACAGCTGAGATAGTCCCATCTGGTGAGATAGTGATACCCTGACCAGCTTTATAGACCTTACCTTCCCCACCTGAGCCTGTACCATTGAGCTTAATCATGGCGTCCCTAGCACGGTTTAAAATCCATACATTCTCGGCACTATCCATGTAAGCATGGTTGCGGTCAGCATAGAACGGGTCAGGCTTTTCAGACTTGACAATAAGCCAAGTACCTTCATCAGGAAGGCAATCTTGGCAATAGTCTTTTCCGTCATTACATTCACACTCATAGCATTTGTTACAAGTCATTAGTTCGTTTCCTTTCCTCCTGTGCTGTAGTAGTTCACACAGGTTCTAATCATACCCTTACCAAGCAGGCTATCTGTACCCTCTGTGAACTCAGAGGTTGTCTGCTTATTAGGTATCAGGGTGTACCCCTTACTATTATACCATATTGTATCTGGTGTAGGAGCACAGAAAGTGCTCTTTTCATGAACAGCTGGTGCAATAGGCTTATTAGTTGCAGTGTCAATAAAGGTAGTCACTGTGATATAGTCAAGTCCCTTAGCCTTAGCAATCATAGCCTCTTTACCTACAGGAGGACACACAGAGCAGGCTGTCTTACACTCTCTAAGAGGTGCTAGGGTACATCTACCACAGTTAAGCTCATTCAGGAAGCCTGTGCTCTCATGAATGTTAATGTAGTTAGGCTCAGGGGGCAGTTCTTTCAACTTAGCCTGATAAGGCACTACTGGCATTGAACTAATCACAGGAGCTGTATTCAGGTTAAATCCTGATACATTCTTCTTGTAGCTACCTACTGTGAAGCGGATAGTGTCTACAAAGACTCCCCATACAATAGACTGAGGACCTTCTCCTAGAGGATTTCTAGTGTAGTTGCTCAGCTTACCGTTCTGTGCTGTTACATAAGAGCCATTGATAGGCACAGTGTAGCCTGTTTCAATAGTAAAGTAAGTACCCTGACCTGACTCAGCACCAAACGGTTGCAGATTTAGGATAGCTGTTTCCTTATAGGTAGGCTTAACTTCCTTACCATCAGCGGTAAAGAAGCGAGTCTCTACAATAAGCTCAGAGCTATACTGCTCATTGCTACCCTCTGTGTGGATAGTAATTTGCTTATATGGATTTGTAGGTACTCCAATAATCACACCCTTCTTAGGGTGCTCGGTTGACACAAGAGTAATTCTCATCTTGATAGATGAAATCTCTTTCCCTGCCATGATTGTAGTTGCATTTGCAAAGTCTACCGTCATTTCCTCACGCTCTTTTAAATAGGTATAGACCAATTCATTTGAGGTAAAGGTAGTAACATCAGGGATAGGATTGACACTTGCAGGCTCTTTAGTATCAGAGCTTAGCTTACGTCCTCTAATTGTCTTAGCCATAACAGCGTTAGGAGACATTTGGAGGTACTGACTAGCCACTGCCTGAGGGAAGCCTTCCTTGGTCAAGTTAGCCTGTAAGATAGAGATACGGCTTGTGTATTCTTGCTGGTCTTGTTGGTACTTAACAAGTGCACCCTTGTTATATTCGTTCACAAAGGAAGATTGCTCATTGTACTCACGTTTCAGCTTATTGTTATATGCAATAGCGTCAGACACAGTAGAATTAGAAGCTGTTACCAACTTATTGGCATTTCTCGTCAGCTCATTTATCCTACCACACAGAGCCTCGTTAGCTTTATTAAGTGCCCCAAGGTTCTTTTTGTTTGCCTTAATACGGTCATTTAAAATATCAGTCAGCCCTAGTGTGTGACACAGGACATTGATAAAATTGTTGGCAAACATAAATACATTACTAAAGCCCTTAGAGCTAAGCTCCCTCATGTCACAGGGCATACCTGTTTCAAACATGGGAGCTATGGGCTCTAGTAGGTCTTTGTGCAAGTCCTTAACCTTTTGACAGGTATCATCACAGGTCTTGCCTATGTCTATACATTTAGGTTTGCAACCATTATCACACTGACATTCCTTAAACCTGCATTTCATACAAGTTACGCAGTCTGCCATTAAAGCTCCTCCTCTGGTAGTGCTTCAAGAGTGGCTACAAGTCCCTCAAAAGAGCTGTCAGCTACCACAATCTTAGTTGTGGCATACTGGTTATAAAGCTCCAAGATTTTATTCATCTGAGCTTGCAGGTCTTTCATTCCCTGAACCATTTTCTCTTGCTTCTGGTTGATACATTTGTTATTGTCATCAATAACTTTGGTACGTGAATAGATACAGCAAATATTCTTAATAATCCAGCATAATTGCAATATCATATTCTTATAGACACAGGAGATACCCCTGAATAGCCTACCTAAGAACTTAGGAATATCACAGGCTAGTAGGGACTCATTCCGCTGTGCCATTAGCTTAATCTTATTATCATTTAGGTCATGTAAAGCATTACATGCGTCTCTTCCCGGAGTAATAGTGGGACAGTCACACAAGGCGTATTTCCTTGCCTGACATATGAAGTGCCCACACTTATCTCCACAGGAACTACATTCTTTAGCAGTCAAATTCTTTCACCTCACAGCTTCCACAGTCAATCTCTACCTTAGGGATTTCAGGCACAGGAGGAATATCAATAGGAATAAGATTATCCCTTGTGAAATTCACCTCTAGCTGTCCATAGGTAGGGTCATAAAGCCAAGTATCACGAGTAGAAAGTACGTGCACAGAGCCTCCAGTAGAGCCTGTGGTCTGTAGTGGTACTGTTCTATTATACTCAATTCTACGGTTAGGGCTTTCATTAAACGAACGGAATGGGTCATAGGCTTTATAGTAAACCTGATTGCCTGCTCCATCAAACACAGCCATGGTAGCTGTAGAAGCCCCTGTCATAGCGCCTGTAGGCTCATATCTCACAGAGGTTATAGTAACAGCCTTTAGGAAAGCCTCTACATACCCTGTGGTTGTATTAAGCCTGAACTCACGCTCTACTGTTCCGTTAATGCTACCATTACCAATTACAGCTCCACCTACCATGTTCCACTCAATGGTAAAGTTAGTACCTGAGGTAGATACTCTTGTGTAAGTACCTGAGCCTGCTTGTGAGCCTCTAGGAAACATATTCATGCGGACTGTGTTGTTAGCAATATCAATAGACTTCTTCTGTGCGTCGTCTCTGAGCTTCTGAATGAGCCTATTTCGCACGTTATTACCTATGTCATAGTTATTCTTAGCTATCTTAGCTAAACGCTCACAGGAAGCCTGCTGTGCGTTCTGAATACACATTTGCTCCTTACGGAGCTGGTCTGTCTGCTCACGTAAGCACTGGAACTCTTCTCCTACATGACAGAGCTGATTGATAATGTTCTTAGTAACACACCAGAGCCCATAGGCTGAGCGTCTGATAACATTAGGTAGGTTGACCACATACTTATTTCTAAGCTCATGTACCCCAGCACGTTGGAAACGCTCCTGTGCAATAGCCTTAAGGTCTTCACAGACATCAGGTCCTCTACCGATATTTTCACATTCCTCACACTCATTACACTTCTTACAAGGACGCTTAGGTCTTGGTCTAAGAGGCCTAGGAGTAGGAGGCACAGGAGGTTCTCCCGGCTTATCAGGTTTGTCAACCCTAGGAGGCTCTTGTGGAGGATTATTAGGCAAACTAGGCACAGGGAGCTGAGGCTCTAGCACTGGTCTAGGAGGCTCTTTAGGCTCTTCTGGCTTAGGTGGGATTGGGATATGGGGTACTTGGACATCAAGGCGGTCCATGGTGAAGTTAATATCCACACTACCTTGAGTAGGCTCATCAATCCATACATCACGAGTCCACAGAATACCTACACGCCCTGATGTAGAGCCTGTAAGCTGAATAGGTGTCTGGCTATTAAGCTCTACACGTCGGTTAATATTCTCACTGAATGGTTGGTAAGGGTCATAAGATTTTGTCCAGATGATTTGGCTGTTAGGAGTGTACACAGTGAAGGTAGCTCCAGCAGAAGCCCATGTATCATTTGGGTTAAATGAATAGTTAGCACTAGTCAAGTTGAAGGCTACGATGTAAGCCTCAATCCTATCTTCCTTACGCACAAAGCGGTACTCAACATTACCACGAAGCACACCATTACCTACTACACGCCCTGTGTTTACCATTCGCCATTGAATAGTGAACTCATTACCATTAGTGGTTACGCTTGTGTATGCTCCTCCTCCTGTGCTTGAGCCAGAAGAGAACATATTCATGCGTGTAGTACGTTGCACACGGTCTAGCGCTTGTTGTAGTGCCTCATTCTCAAGCCTACGTCTACGCTCAGGGTCAACAGCCTCATCATATTCACGCTTCTTCTGACGATAGACAACAATGTCCTTGTCATACTGAGCCTTATCAGCTGTGTACTTATCTTGCTTAGCCTGATTACGCTTAGTACGCTCAGCGTTTTCTGCTGTAATACGGGTAATCTCAGCCTGAATAGCGTTACGCTCCTTAGTATAAGAAGCTAGTTTTTTATCATATTCAGATTTGTTAATTAGGTAGGTTTCATATTTCTCAATGAGCTCTTTGTAACGTGCCAAGGCATTGTTATAAGCAAGTAGCTTACGCTCGTACTCAGCCTTTTCCTCAGGAGTAATACCTCCATTATAGTTACACTTCTCATCAATCCATTTACACAGGTCTACCTTATATGCTTCAAGTAATTGCTCACTTTGGGCTAGTTCCTGCTCAGTCCACTTTTCCCCATTCTCTTTAGGAGGACACATAGGGTCTGGAAATACACAGGGTAGTTTTTTATTGGACATAACTCCTCCTACTAAAAAGAAGAGGAAACATTTACATATTCCCTCCTCAACCCCTAGGGTCTATTCCTTAGGCTCACCTGCAATAACTTCGGTAAGGCTCTTATTAGCGTCTTCGATAGCTTTTGCGATAGCCTCTTGCGTCACATCATCAGACTTCTGTGCGTTAATGAAACGGTCAAAGTCTCCGTCTGGTAGGTTGAGGTGCACATGCTTAGCATTTTGAAGCTCACCTACTGTCTTAATGTCTCCAATTCCCCAAACAATTCCATTAGTAATAGCAAGGTAGCCCTGCTTACCTGAATTGCTTCGGATTACATAGTTTGTCATTTCGTCTTCCTCTTCTTCAAATTGGTTGTTTGCAATATCATCACTAAGAATAGCAATGTTTTTATCTAAGCCACCAGCAATACCTGTACTAGTGAACTGCCACCAGCGGATACCTTCCATGGTAGGATACACTTCCCACACAGGAGTAGGAGTTACCTCATAGTTAGGGTACGCTGCAATCCACAGAGAGTTAGGGTATTTAGCTAGGATAGCTTTGTAGTTTACGTTAGCTAAAGTATAGGGCTTGTATGAGTAATAGATAGGCTGATAGCCCTTTCCAGCACATGCGTCCATGAAGGCTAAGATTGCCTGTGTATTGGCTTCCATATCTCCACTAGCATTATCCTCATAGTCACAGACCAGATAGTTCACAGGCTTGCTAGGTAGGTTGCTCAAGAAGAAATTAGCTTCTGCAAGAGCCTGCCCTACATCACCCCCAAATCGTGCGAAGTGGTAATAACCAACTGGCACAGAGGAGTCAGCCTGAGCTTGTCTAACCTCAGACAGGTAGGTAGTGTGCTCACTTACCTTAATGATTGTCTTGTTAGTACCTGCTTGCTGTGTAATAGCTGTGAGGTCTGCTGATTGGTAGGCTGATACATCTAAGAAGTAATCGTCCTTCTTAAGTCCCTGAGCTCCATTTACGAAGCCTCGTCCACTAGCTGAGCTAGTTTGTTGTGCTTGGTTAGCCTGACCCCCAACTCCCGGTTTAAGACGGAAGGCTGTATCATAGGTAGCTTCATAAGGAAGTCTTGTAAGAGAGAACTCTCCTCCTCTATCTAGGCTACTATTAGGTCCTTGATTTTGCCCTAAGAATGTTCCATACACACCATCAATATCACTGTCAAACACAGCAACGTGTGAATAAGGAGTCCAAGGGTGCTCCTTGAAGATTACAAGGTCACCGGGCTCTAGCATGGTTACTTCATCAAAGTAGTTTAATATACCATTTGAATGACGTTGTTCCCACAGGTCTTTCACAAAACCTGAAACAGTGCAGTTAGCATAAGGGATACCGTTCTCTATACAGAACTGTGCATAGCCGTCCCAACAGTTGTGATGTAACTGGTTATCAGCAAAGTAACTATGGTTTCCATCTGTATTAAGGACATATACCGTTTCCTTACCGATAGGCTCTAAGCTGATAAATCGGTTAATTAGTTTACGGTTCTTGTTAATACTTAGTCTCCAAATAGGCTTAGGGTTGTCACAGAAATTAGTAGGTTCTCTGTCCCACTTCTTGGATAATACAGCACTCCAACCATTCACATGGCAGCCATGTTGAATAGTTACTAGTAGCTGTTTGTTCACAGAAGTAATCTTGCAAGAACCGCCTTTAAGTGAACCATCAGCTTTAGAGTAACCTTCTATAATATAGGAGTATTGCTCTGGAGTGAAAATGTCTATGATATTCTTATCATTAAACCTATGAATAAGTTCATTAAGTCTCTTATGATAACGATTGGTTAAGGTATAGATACTAGCTTTGCCATTGGAGTGAGTGGTTTTTCTTACATGAATATTGAGTCCCTCAATATAATCACGTTTAGCTTCTGTACCTACTGTTAAAAATGCTTGAGGCTTGGTAGTATTTTCCCAACGGTATCGTGTAGTACCATCCCCTAACCAAAACCCAAAGAAGCGTAATTCATCTTCTGTGAGGTCGTATTCTGCCTCAGTATTCACAGAGGTGTCAATCAGGATACTATCCTTTTCCTTAACAAGCTCTGTAACTGCTTTCTCTCCTTTGGTAGTAAACACTTTATGGTCCTTAGTTACTTTAGCCCAACCTTGTGAAGTGCTTAGGTAATAAACATCTGCTTCTTTTGTCTCATTAGATAACACAGTGTTTCCTGTAGATAGGATATCACCTTTAACAAGCTCACTAACGTCCTTATATGAGCTGTCACTTAGCTTAACTAAGTGACCCTCTGTAAGACATTGGTAAAGGTAGAAACCATCAATGTCATAGCCATTACCAAGCGTTTTGTTCTTAAAGTCTTGGTAACTAATCGCCATTACTGTTCTCCTTGTTTTGTTTCTGTTTCTTCCTGATTTTTCGCATAGTTATTACTTGAGATACCAAGAACCACACCTGCAAACACAGTGATAGCGGAAATAGTACCGATAGCAACAGATGGGTCAAATTTATAGATACCTCCTAGCGCAGTTAGCAACGTGATAAACGCTGGGATAACTACTGTGATAATACGTTTAGCAATGTCATATTGTTTATTCGTTAGGTTCATTTACTTCTTCCTCTTTCTTATAATAAAGTCTTTCATCTAGCTCATGAATGTAGTGATTTCCATTAAGAGCATAGTATGATGTGATAATTTCACGAGTTAAGTGGTACTTCTGTTCCCAAGAGAACTCAGTTGAGTTATAGATTTGAAGATACTCATTTCTAAGGGCTGAGCGCTTATTACTTCTAGCCATTTCCTCTTGAGCCTCTTGATGAGCTTCTGCCTCTTTAGTCTTCTGTGTTAGCTTAGTCACAAGGAAGGTACATAACGTTGTGATTACTAGAGTCACAGAGGTTATAACTTCCTGTCTACTAAGAATACTGTCAATCCATTGGTTATTCATTGATTACCCTTTATACCTAATTTCTAATTTCATGTAGTTTATACCGACACGAACTTTTGATATATCTAATATATTAGTAGTCAATGGAGTCTCCCCTAAGACTACACCTTCCCATACAATTTCATAATCCTCTCCCCTTAGTTGGGTTCCTCTAGAATACTCTGTCTGACCAAGAGCTCCTCCATCTTTATCAATGAAGTTTGTTACATTGAGTCTAGTTTTATCAATACTAGGCCGGATAGTATCTCCAAAAATGTGGATGTATTGTGTAGCTCCGGGGTCACTGTTTGTGATAACAACAGCTACTAGGTCATCATTCCAAGAGTAAAAACAGGAATTGAAATTAAATTGTGTCTGAGCAAGTAATTTGAAAAAGCTATTGTCATTATCAACACCACCGCCTGTAGTAGGTAGTACAACCTCACTTTGTTGTCCATTCTCTACAAGCTTTAGTTTATTACCAGAGAGTGAGAGTCCGTAGGTCTTTCCTTCTCCACCTACTTGTGCTCCATCACTAAAGCACTCTCCTACATATACATTTACAATTTTATCTGACATTATCTACTCCTTAATCAATCTTCCCAAAGTGTAAAATAGCTAGTTTATTATCAACTGACTCATAAGGTTCAGAGAATGTGCCATCTGAGTTAATCTGAGTAAACTGACCTCCTCCAGCTTTCACATGTGTGTACCCATTTGCCTGAATAAAGTCTTTGTAAAGATTACCCGGCTGGTCATCACTCCGTGTGAACTGTTTAGGGTCAATCACAAGAGGATTAGCCATTGGTGTATCACTCTTGAAGTGCACAGGGTGGTCATTATGACCTGCCTTTTCTTGCACATAAGCACGGATAGTGCCATCTGTGTAATACTCAGGTAATGCGTTCTGCTTAGGTTCTTTACCACAGTTGAGAACTACTTTAATATTATCCCCACACCCTCCTGAATTAGCAGGGCAAGTAGCCTTGGGGATAGGCTTGTAACCTGTGTATGTGTTATATACAACTCCACACAGCTGGTCTTCTTTTGGTAGCTTATACGCCATGTTTCCTCCTTAAATCCAACGTGAGCGTCGGTCAGTTGCTTTGTTCCCTGTCTTAAGCGGTGGTAGCTTAGGCTTCGGAACTTCAAATTTCGGTAATGTTGGCTTAGTCACAGCGGGGGCAGTAGGCAAAGGCTCACCTTCCTTAATGTGTCCCATAACTTCATCTAGCTGAGGCTTCATTCCATTGTAGATACTACTCATTTGAGCTATATAAGCTCCTAGACCGACAGCAGCGTAATCATACTTAGCCACAGGTCTGAATAGTCCTCTTGTGAAGCCTTCAATGTCATATTTGTTATTAGCGTGGTAGAGGGCATTTTCTCCTCCAATACGGTCTGATATTAGGTTACAGTGGTCTTCAAAGTAATCTTGGAGACTTGCAAACTTCATGTAGTAGCCCCCTTCTGCCCGTGGAGCTCCTTGTGATACTATTACACCAGACTCACGCTGAGGGTTTCCAGTCCAAGTAAGTCCTCCCCAGTTATTCTCAGGACCTGCATAGGAAGCTCCGGGAGATTGTCCCCAGTTAGTTTCCAGATAGGTCTGACAGATAAATCCAGGAAGCCAAATGCCGTACTTGGCACAGGCGGAAGCCATTGCACTTATCTTATCCTTGGCAAGTACATAGCCTCCATAGGAAATGTCTCCACCGTCATAGTTAGCAGTACCTGGGGGTAAATCATTAGTCACAGAGGCGTCTTTCTTAGTTGTTACCACTATGTCAAGGTCTTCTCTGCGTTTGGCACAGGATTTACGGATATAACCAGATGAGCCGTCCCAGCGGTCAATCTTTATCCAGTCACCATCTTCTAGCCCTGTGTACTTGGAACATTGGAAAGTCTTCTCAATAAACTCACCATCTTTTTCCTTAAGTACCTCAGTCTCATCACAGGTGACCTCCCAGAATTGGTAGGTTCTGGATTTGGTCTTAGTAGTATCATTACCAGAAATAGTTCCCGGCTGATTAGTGGGCTTTGTGCCTCCTGCTGAGTAACCTTCCTGATTATAAAACCTTACAATGTGTGTAGGGTTCAGTGGTAACAAGTTAAAGGTATGCTCAGTAACTCCACTCCATGCAGGGTGATTTTGGTCTATACAAGTGGCACTTGTCTGGTCACCGTGACCGTAAAAGGCTACATGTCCTGCTGGATTATAAGCCACAGGTCCGAAGATAATCATATCTCCAGTCTCTAGCTGACCATCATAGGTCTTAACAAGAGCAAGTCTGTAAAGCTGAGGATTATCATATACGATAGTAGCAGCGACTGGTCCTACAAGCCTAGTTCCAAAGAAGCTGGCAACGTAGTTAGCCAAATCGTAGCACTGATATAGTCCTCCCGGACCTCCTCCGCCTCCGTCAAAGTCATAACGATGTCCTAATACATCTTTGCATATATCGTAGCAATTCCTAACCATAATTATACACCATTATTGTCTTTCAGTAAACTTTCACACAAAGCAAAAAGTTCAGTAGTTGGGAAGTACAAATAGCCATATTCAGCTATTGAATAATCATCAACAGGACAATAAATAACACTGTTATTATTGCATATACTTATGGCTACTGACTTCTTAACATCATAATTCAAGAAGGCTAAACTGTCATAGCAACCCTTCTCTAAAATCTGCCCTGCTAAAAATAAATCCCTGTCTTCTATTAGACTCAGCATAAGCTTCTGAATAGTAGTCCTGATTAGGTATAGGTATTCTAGTCTACTCAAAGACAACCTCCATCATCATAAGTACCTGCTGTACTCTCTTCTCTTCCCTGTATATCTCACTCTTTAACTTCATGTTATCAATCACAGCGGTATAGTCCTGTGGGTGAGCCTCTAGGTGCTGTTCCACCTTGAACTGCTTCACCTTTAGCCGGTCTAACCTCTCTGTGTAGTGTTTGTGTTTATTATATAAATCCTTAAAATCGTACATATTAGTTTATGTGACTAAATTTCAAATAAAGGCGCAATGTCACTGTTGCGTCTCCTAGTGCTTTCACAGAGAATATCTTTTCTCCGGGGCTATACAAGGCTTCTCTCTGCTTATCATTGAGATACCATGCAACTTTCATCAGGTCATAGCCTTCCATGGGATTACCATTAGGAAAGATGCCTTCTCCACCCTTAGCGTCTGCAATCCAGTTACATTTCCATATAGCCTTTAGGAAAGGTGTCAGGTCAATCGTCTCACTATGTCCAGTAGTTGCGTTGTGTGCAAATACCTCTAAGTGGACATCAGACATAGGGCGAACACCCTCTTGTTCCTGCTCTGAGTTGTCTCCTTTGTTATTTGTAACAATAACCTTAAGAAACCAGCGCTGAAATCTATCTAAATCCCCTGACACAGTGAGGTGATAGTTGGCTTCTTTCTTCTTGTCACCAACCATTTCCTCTGTGTTTCGTATTGTGTCTACATAGTCAACACCAAAGAGGTCGGTTACACCTCCACGCCTTTGACGGCTTGATTGTGTAACTCGCTCTCTAGTATCTCTTACTGTATTTACTAACCTAGTAACAGCGTCCATTAAGTCACCTCTCTATCCACTGATAAGAACTTACTCAGCTCTAGGCTAAGCACAAGTGAATTTCCTGTAGAGTATTGGTAACTCATCTTGTTTACATAAAACCAGTCATTTGCTCTGAGCACTTTAGTATAGTATTTACTGCAAGGTGTTAGCTCCACAAGGTCTACTCCTAAGACAAATTTTACTTTGTCTCCTACTTGAACCCCTGCTGGCAGAGGTGAAGTAGTCACAGGATATATAACCTTCCTCCTTGAAGCTCTCATCTTCCTGATAGCCGACTTATACATTTGCACAGTAGCTTTAATACGGTCTTCATCAGACACTTCCTTGTTCTCACCAGCTATAGCCTGTGTGTCATTAGTAGTAATGCTACCCCAATAGAGTTCTCCTGCTTCAAGAGCAATCCCTTCCTCATCTAGTATAGCATACTCATCTTCTGACATATCAGTAGCGAACACAGGAAGTGGTGGATAGTCAAAGTGTCTCTGTGAGTTTACAGGTCTATCTGTCTTAATCACAGGAAAGCCTTCAATCATAAGTTTCTTGTCATGGAATATGTCCCTAAGGGTCAATGAACTTGCTCCTGCGTCTGCCTTATCTGAGCGTACCACAGCGGAGTTCATAACTCCTTGGAAGCTTTCCTGAACTTCTCCAAGGTCAATCAGATAGGTTTCAGGGGAAATCATGACTTCCTTCTTAGCTCCCATTGCAGAGAACGTTACCTTGAAGGGGTCTTTCTTATCTATGCGCCACTGCATATCCTGTGTTTTCTCACAGAGCTTCGTAAGGAACTGTAAGACCGTTTCTTGTGAAAACTCATACTCTATCTTGCGTTCAACTTTGTCTACAAACTCAAATTTCATAAGGTTTACTAGGTCATTCTTAGCGTCCTTCCAGTATTCCTTAACCTTCTTAACAACCTCCTGAACTGTGCTATCCTTAAAGGTTACATTAGTCGGGAGGTTTTTCTTGTCAAGAAGTCCTACTATATGAGTGAGGCTCACAGTACAAGTACCTGATTTATGATTTGTCCTCTTCTCATACACAGTGCCTAGAAAGTTCCAATCATCACTAGACAGGCTAATCTGAGTTGTTCCAGTCAATAGCTTAGCATACTTAGAAGGGATAGTAATTGGAATTGACGGAACTTCCATCAAGTTAAAGTCTAGCGCAAAGTCACCTAAGAAATCCTCAGGCAATAATAGCTGGTCTCTTGAACCGTCTCCTCCATTTATAATTTTCCCTATCATAGTGTAAGCCTTTCGTAATCTACATAAGCACAGGCTGTGCTTGATAATGCACCATATACATTTATGGTATTTCTGCCTTTAATAATTCTGAATGGTCCTTCACAGTAAGACAAGTTATCTAGCTTGACAACCTTGTAGTCATACTCAAGACATTCCCAACTACTAGCATACCGTACATTTCCTCTTTGGTCAAGTGTAAGAACCCCGTTGTACTCACCTTTTACCTTGATATTGGTATTGTTTACTGTGATAATTGGGTCTTTGAAATGACCAAACAGTCCGACTCTCCACTGAGTGCTATCCAACACTGTATCAGCCTGAAATGTCTTGTGAAGCTCTCCATTTACACAGAGGTCACAGAGGGCATGTGCATAGAGCTCTGGAAGTGTCTTGCCATCAATTCTAGCCTTTTGGCAGTTATGTACCACTCTCCACTTGCTGTCACAGAGGTCAAAGAACTCATCATTGAAGTCTATGTCCTGAACAGCTGAGCAGTAGTCAATCATGTCTTTCATAGCCGAGCAGTTATCATTACAGCACTCACACTCTGAGCAAGGCTGGCTATCATCACAGCAACGTGATTTAAGGCAATCTGCTTTCATCTGAGTAAAGCTACACAGGTCGAACCTATCAAAGTAAGTCTTGTGCTCACTAGCCTTGTGCCAAACGCCTTCTGCATTATTAAACTCAACATGTATCACAAGGTAGCCGTTGTCAGTAAGCGTCCACTCCTTCTGATGTTGCATACTAGTACAGTAGGCATGACACCAGATAAGCTGGTTTCCGCTATCAACAGCCCATAGCTTGCCCTTCCTTGTGAGCTGATGGACTATGAAGTCATAATGCACACGGATATTCTCATCACTCCATGTATTTGTTTTCAGAGCCATCTTGAAGCTAATAGTGTGAGTGTCTACAAGTAGCTCATCGCCTCTATTACCCACAAAAGCGCCATGAGTGAAAGCCCTTGGAGTTGAATTAACTCTAAAGGCTACACTCTCAGCTTGCTCTTGTATGCTTCGTGTCCCTGTGAACACAAGGTCGTTATACTGAATATATCGTCTAGGCTTATTTACATTTTCGCCTCTATATCCCATTAAACATACCTCATCAATCTATCCAGTCCGTACATACCGTTCAGGTAGTTAGACTTGTTATCAATATTCTGATTAACACTTGCATTGTTGTTATAGTAGTTATTCACTACTGTAGTTGTTCTATTACCTCCAAGAGCTCCAATACCAAAGCGGTTTAGGTTATCTAGGAAGTTAGTTCCTAGGCTATCCACAGCTCTCTTACGGAGTACATACTCACCCGGAGTAAGCATTGCAGGAATAGTGTCAGTACCTCTAGGTTGGAAAATTCCTCCAAGTAGAGGACTTCCTCCCTGTGCTAGGTAGTTCACAAAGCCTCCTCTGGAGAAGAATAATCCTCCAAAAAGACTCTTGTAAAAAGAATTTTTACTAATCTTCTTCTGAGAAGTTCCGCCCTTACTTCCTGTAACCCAATCGGCAATACCTCCGATTACTCCAGCTACCCAGTCACGTACTCCTTGAACAGCGTTCTTGAGTCTATTCCAAGCGTCTTCAAGAGTTCCCTTATGCTTACTTTCCTTTTCTTGGTCTTCTGCCTTCTGCTTCTCAGCATTCATTGTGTTTGTGTATGTATCATACTGACTCACAAGGAACTCCAAAGCTTTATCAGGAAGCTGTAGGACTTGGTCACGTGACACACCAGCGTCAATGAGTTTCTGTTGAAGCTCTCTTCTCTTTTCCTCTGTGAGGTTTTGAGCACCTTGACGGTAAGCGTCCATTTGTGTAATCAAGTTTCCTTGCTCATCAACAATGTCTGTAAATTGTCTACCCTGAGCAATAGCTACCTGATTGAGGAGAGCAGAGAGGATTTCGTCTCCCTCAGAGCCATATAAGCCATTCTGAGCCTTTAATTGCTCCCAAGACATCAATTCCTCACCTATGCGTACATAAGTGCCCTGCATGTCCTTAAGAGGCTTCTGTGCGTTGTATCCAAGGTCAAATAGAGTCTGCCTCATGGTAGCAGAGTCAGTAGCCCCTGCCTGCTCAAGGAGTTGCATAGAGTTCTGCATATATTCAGTAGCGTCT